CGAACCATCAGACGAACCATCAGACGAACCATCAGACGAACCATCAGACGAACCACAAAACAAGAATATAAAGAATGTAAGAAGTAAAGAAAGAAAGAAATATATATGTGCATTTGAGGAATTTTGGAAAATTTACCCACGGAAAATCAACAAGGGTAAGGCGTATGAGTGTTACTGCGCAAGAGTAAACAGCGGTTACTCCGAGTCGGAGCTTTTAGAAGCCGTCAAAAATTATGCGGATGAGTGTAAAAAGAAAGGCACGCCTACGGAGTACATAAAGCATGGAACGACATTTCTTAGTGCCGCCACACCGTTTGTTGATTATTTAGACAAGAATTACAAGGGAGGCAATGATGGATGTAATAGACAGGACAATAGACAAAGTGATGGCGGATATTCAGATTATGAGAAATTCTTCCGAGAGGCACATTGATGAAGAACCAAAGCATTCCTGCCCGGTATGTCACGATACTGGGTGGGAAGAATATGAAAAAGACGGTTACACATTCTGCAGGGAGTGTAAGTGTGGTATCCGCAGGAGGCAGATTGAAGAAAATCGGATGCGATTTGCTAATTTGCCATCGAATTTTAGTAAATTACGCATCAGTAGTTTTGATATTACCGCCTACAATAGCCCTAATTGCCAAAATGCGGCACGAAATGCCATTAAAGGCATAAACTATTACCTGAACAATTTTAACGTCTTAAAAGGGCAAGGAAAGGGGCTGTATATTTATTCGCAAACTAAGGGGAGTGGAAAAACGAGAATGGCGGTTAGTCTTGCTAATGAATTGATGGACAAGGGGGTACAGGTTAAATTTGCTACTTCACTACAAATTCTGGCAGAAATCAAGAAAAGCTGGGATAAAAATTCAGAGTACCAGAGTGAAAGCGAGCTAATTAACCAGTTATCCACAACGGAGGTTCTGATTATTGACGATTTCGACGTGGAACAGGGCGGTAAGGCTTGGATAAGCGAAAGATTTTATCAAATTATAAATTCACGCTATATGGATAAAAAGGTGACGATTTACACCAGCAATTCCGGAATAGAAAGTCTTGGATACGATGATCGTATTGTGAACCGTATCAAGGAGAGGTCTTTTGTATTGCCGTTCCCGGAAGAAAGCGTGAGAGATAGGATTGCTAAAGAAAATATGTATGAGCTGATAAACGCTATTAGGAGACAGGAGGGATAATATGTCAACGAAGCATTGTGAAGCTGTGAAATCGCTTTACAAAAGAAGAGTTGAACAGGGACTTTGCGGAAAATGTGGAAAGCCATTGGACAGAAAAGGTTCCGTTTGTATTTCTTGCAACGAAAAGCATAAGAAATACGAGAATGAATCACGAAAATGGTATAAAGCACACGGTATATGCCCTACTTGTGGTAAAAATAAGCTTTTCGGAGACGAGAAGAACTGCCCAGAGTGCAGAGCCAAAAAAGCGAAATGGATGCAAGAGGAAAGAGGAAGGAATGGAGAAAAAATTGCCGAGCAGCATAAAATTTCTCAAAACAGAAGATATCACGAGCTGATAGATGCCGGCATTTGCCCTAACTGCAAAAAAAGACCTGCCGAAAACGGAATGAGGTTTTGCAGTATATGTCGTGCTAAACGAATTGAACAGCGTAGGATTAAAAGCGGATTTTATGCAAAGCCTAGAAAATCGGAACGTCACACTTTGGGGATTTGCGCTTTTTGCAACAATCCGATAAAGCCCGGATACAAGATTTGCGAAACGCATTATCAAAAATGCTTAGAAACTGCAAATTCCGAAAATACTAAAAAGGCAAGAGAAAAATTAAAACAGCAAGGAGTATTTATGATATGGGGGTTAAAAGATCATGGTAAAGTATGAAGATGAATGCCTACATTGCGATACGGTTTGCATAGGCGATGGATGTCCTAACCGTAGGGTTCCGCATTGCTACTGCGATAGGTGCGGAGAAGAAGAAAAGCTGTACGAATTTGACGGCAGGCAGTTGTGTAAAGATTGTGTTATTAGTTTATTGGACGAAGTGGAGGTGGATTGAAGCAATGACTGATCCTAAAGAAATATGGCAATTAATAGCACAGATTCTTTTGAATTTAAGCGGAAATGATACGAAAATGTACGTCACTGTGTATCACGCTTTGAAACTGGAAGAAGAATGGCAGAAAAAGAAAGAAGATAGTGATAAATCAGAGAAATTAAAAAAATAATAGGAGATTGGCTTATGAAGTTGTCGAAACTTACTAAGCCAGAACTTGAAGAGATACTTGAAAACGCCAATTTAACAGAAGATGAACAGATTGTTTTCGACCTTTTGTCTAAAGGGAAAACAATAACTGAAATATCGTTGGAAATTTCCGTTTGTGAAAGAACGGTAAATAGAAGAATACAAAAAATTAAAAACAAAATAAACAGGCTGGAGGGGATTTAATGGTTAAAGTAACTATAGACGGAGAAGAAGTAGATATTTCCGAAATAGAATTACCGGAAGGCACTGTTAAACTTATTGCAGAGGTAATTGACAATCAGAACTAAGGCTAGTAGAATGTGCTGTATGTGATAAATACGGCGCATTCTAATTTTTTGGAGGGATAATTATGAAATGCGTAGCGTATATAAGAGTATCAACAGAAAAGCAAGCAGAGGAGGGAAACGGACTAGATAGTCAGATAAGAGATATTAAGAATCATTGCAGAAAAAATGGGATGATTATTGATGATTGGTATGTTGATGATGGATATACCGGATCAAATATGGACAGACCGGAATTACAAAGGTTAGTAAACGATTGCACAAGAAAAAGGGTTGAATGTGTAGTTGCTTTTAAGTTAGACCGCTTGTCAAGGAGTATGATTGATGGATTGTATTTGATTGAGAGAGTCTTTCAGCCGAACAATGTGAGATTTGAATGCGTTCATGACTCGGTAAGTTATGACAGCCCTATGGAGCAGGCATATACGCAGATGATGGCAGTATTCGCTCAGCTTGATAAAAACACCATGATGCTTAGAATGCGTGGAGGTATGTTGGAGCGAGTGAAGCAAGGATATTGGATGGGAGGAGGAAATTTGCCATACTGCTATTCGTATGATAAAAATAGCGGAATTTTGGTTCCCATTCCCGAAAAAGCTGATAAGGCACAAAAAGCTCTGGATTTATTCTTGGACGGTTACTCTGATGTTAAAATAAAAAATATGTTAGGGTTTAAGTCAGAGCCGGTAGTAAAAAGCATACTAACTAGCGTAGTAAACATCGGAAAAATACCATACAAGGGTAATATCTATCAAGGTAGACATACTCCGATTTTTGACCAAGAAAAATTTGAATTGGCGCAAGAAATGAGGAAGACACGAAGTAAGTCAAAAATTTGTTGTCAAACGGAGCCAAATCTTTTGACAGGTCTTTGTTATTGCGGTGTTTGTGGATGCAAAATGAGATATCAAAAATGGACGCACGGAAAGCATAAGATATACTGTTGTTCAAGGAGTAAAGATTTGTCGTACATACCTAATTATGATGAAAATTGCGATAATTCAATAGAGTGGTCGGACGAAATTGAGGAGCAAGTCGAGAAAGAAATAATACGCATATCGCTTGACCTTTCTTCGTATAAGCCAAAAGAAAAAGAAACCAAACTTGATATTATGAGATTTCAATTAAAAAAAGATAAAAAAAGGTTAAAAAGACTTTACGCTCTATATGCCGATGGTAATGATACTGTAATCGAAATGATCAAAAATTTAGAGTCTCAAATAGAAAAAACGAAAAAAAATATATCTGACGAAGAAAAAAATAATGCCAATAGTCAGAAAAAAGAATTTGTTTACGAAAATATAAAAAAAATTGCCGATGTATGGAAGTACACCGACAAAAAACATAAAAATATGATATTAAAGACTATAATAGATAAAATCGTAATAGTCAATGGAAATATCGAAATTCAGTTAAAAAAATTTTAGCATAAACATAATGCCATGCCTACGGTATTAAGTTAGTGCTAACGCCGTATTTATCACTATTTCAAAATACTTAATTTTATAGTATGTCGCTAAAAAGTCATTTTTTTGTCGTTTTTGGCGTCTTTTTTTATGCAAAAATTTAATCAAAGGAGGGAACGGCAGATGATTACAGACGCAATGCGAGAACGTATTTTTGGCAATGAAACAGTAATGAAGAGAGTTGACCTTGTTACGCTGTCCCTTATTTTGAAAACAATAGATGAAGTTTTGGAGGAGGGCGAAAGAAATGCAAATGAATCCGTATCAGACATATCAGCAGGCTCCGGCTATGACTTATAGTCCGGGATTTAACGCTTATCAATACAATCCGATGCAAAACGTACAACAAAGGTTGCCGCAAGAACAGATGCAACCACAGCAAGTACAGCAACCGGCACCCATGTCCGGCATGGTCGGTAAAATGGTCGGAAGAGTAGAAGATATAGCTCCGCAGGATGTACCAATGACCGGAGCGCCGGCGTTTTTTCCAAAACAGGACTTATCAGAAATCTATGTTAAGGCATGGAACAGCAACGGCACACTAGATACTGTCGTTTTTAAGCCCGTTTCGATGACGGATGGTGTAAATCCTATGGATGATGGTAAAAAACTCGAAATAGGGCTATCTGACGATGTCACAGGGGCATTTATGAAACGATTCGATGAATTGGAAAGCAAAATATCATCTATTGAATCGTCATTAACAAAAAATACTTCGAAAAGCACAAGGTCTTCAACCAAAAAGGAGAGTGATGCTGAATGAACCCAATTAACATTATTCAAATGATGACAGGTGGAAATCCTCAGCAGGCAATTCAAAGCATAATTGAAAACAATCCTAATGTTCAAAACAATCCGCTTGCACAGAACGCCATGAAAATGTATCAAAATGGAGATACAATGGGTCTACAGAATATGGCTGAAAATATGTGCAAAGAGCGTGGAATTACAGTAGATCAAGCAAAACAACAAGTTATGGGTATGTTTAACAAACATTGATACATTTTGGGTCGTGCGCACAAAAAGACCGGTTACCCGATGTAAATAAATTTACGGAGGTAAACCAAAATGTTTAATGGAAATTCACCAAGTCTTGCCGATATTGCGGCAGTGACAGGAAACAACAGGAACAGTGATGGTATGTGGGGCGGTGATGGCTGGTGGGCCATTATCATCTTCGCTATGATCTTCGGCTGGGGTGGCTTCGGCGGTAACGGCTGGGGCGGCAATGGCGGCGGAATGGGATCTACAGCAGCCGCATACACAGACAGTGCAATTCAGAGAGGATTTGACACACAGTCTATCATCGGAAAACTTGACGGAATCAACAACGGTTTGTGTGATGGTTTTTATGCGATGAATAATGGTATGCTTACCGGGTTCAATGGCATTAACACCAATGTAATGCAGACCGGGTACGGAATTCAGCAGGCTATTAACGCCGATACTGTGGCAAATATGCAAAACACAAATTCTTTACAGTCGCAGATTGCTAGTTGTTGCTGTGACGTAAGAGAGGCTATTCAGGGTGTAAACTACAACGCAGCTCAAAACACATGTGCTTTGCAGAACACAATGAACAACAACACCAGAGACATCATTGACAGTCAGAACGCCGGCACCCGTGCAATCCTTGATTACCTTTGCCAGGAAAAAATCTCTAGCCTGCAAGCGGAGAACAGTGATCTTCGCAGAGCGGCTTCGCAGGATCGCCAGTCTGCACTCCTGACAGCTGCAATGAACACACAGACACAGCAGATTATCAATTCTGTAAATCCTACAGCTGTTCCGGCGTATGTCGTTCCTAATCCTAACGCATATGCTTATGGTTGCGGATGCAATACGGGTTGTAACTGCTAACAACTGAATAATTGAGTATCTTAATTGAATTAACTCAATCTAAACCGATCTAAACCGATTTAAACCGATTAAAAACCGTTTTTAGTCTAAGTTTAGTCCAAGTTTAGTCCAAGTTTAGTCAAGAGTTAGTCGAGATTATGTCTGCTATGCAGTATTACTTTTGAATAATCAAAGGGCAGGCTGCAATGTTTGCCCTTATTTTTATGAAAGAGAGGTAAAAACTATGGAAATAACAGGAATTGCGTTACAAACAGTTGCCGCCGGAGAAGATGTTGCATTTACAGAAACGCCGGTAAAAGGAACAAAATGTATAGTCCACAGACAGGGTAGCGGAATCATTAAGCTTAGAGGAATAACCAATCAATGCAGGGCTAGGTTTTTGGTTTCTTACAGTGGAAATATTCAGATACCTACAGGCGGTACAGTTGAAGCTATTTCACTTGCCATTGCAGTAGACGGAGAACCATTGCAGTCAACACAGATGATCGTCACTCCTGCGGCTGTAGAGAATTTCTTTAATGTCTCCGCACAGGCTTATATTGACGTTCCTTGCGGTTGCTGTAGCACTGTTGCCGTGCAGAATACGTCAGCACAAGCTATTGAGGTTCAGAACAGTAATTTGATTGCTGTCCGTGAAGCATAGGGGGTGTTGGTTATGGATATCAAAAGAATGCACAGTATGATTGAAAAGCTGACAGAAGTGGCTTGTTGTGAGTTTGACAAAGGCATTGACAATATCAATGTCGAAGAAATGGGCGAAGCTACGGACATGATGAAAGACCTTGCCGAAGCTATGTATTATCGCACTCTTACAAAGGCAATGGATGAATCTGATTCAGAGGAAATACTTGCGATGATGGAAAAATACGGCGATAGACGTCATTATGACCATTACCGGTACGCTGACGGCAGATTTGCTCCAAAGGGCAGAGGAACACGCCGGGGATATGATGAACCACCGTATTACCATATGGATCCGGAGTGGGATCGTGATATGGATAGACACGATGGTAAAATGCATTACACCGACACCGGCATGAACCGTCCGGAAATGAAAGAAAGCAATTATGACCGTGCAAAACGTCATTACACGGAAACAAAAGACATGCACAAGGCTGACACGCCGGAGGATAAGCAAAAAAAGATGGAGTCTCTTGACAGCTATATGAAAGAGATTACTGGTGATGTGACAAAGCTTATGCACGATATGACGGCAGAAGAAAAGAATTTACTTAGAAACAAGCTTTCAACACTGGTTTCTAAAATTTGACAGTGAGGTGATGGCGTGATGTTTACGATCAACGATACGGCATGGGATGTTGTGATTGTTCCACCGGATGATTACCGGCTACTTCGGAGTGATGACACTATGAGCATCGGTGTTACCGACAGCAATACTCACGAAATTTACATTTCCAGCCTTGTAAAAGGTGGATTTTTCAGAAAAGTGCTTACTCACGAAATATGTCACGCCATTTGCCTTAGTTATGACATTTATCTGCCGCTTGAGCAGGAAGAAGTTTTATGTGATTTCGTGGCAACATACGGAGCGGAAGTCTTTGAAATCGTTGATATGTTGCTATCGTCTATGAGGAGGGTTGCGTGATGGATATCAAACAGCTACTTGACTACGTTCGCCGGACGAATCCGGATATTACAGAGGAGAAATTGGTCAAAGAATTATCAGTAAACTGGTATGCTTCACGTTCTCTGATTATGACCGTAGAAAATAATACTTGCAAAAATGTTAGAGATATGTTATTGTAGTTATACAATTCAATATATTCTACAAGTTATCCATAAAAGCTATCGGGCATTCAAGCGGCGTCCGGTAGCTTTTTTGTTGCAAATTATTTTTAAGTATGGTATAATACATTTATAAAATGTAAATTAAAATGCATTTTATGTTTTTTTGCACAATTTATAATTTGAAGTACACGACGCACATTGTGTAAAATGACGAAAGCGAGGTGCAACGATATGGTCAATAACTTCGACAACACGAATGGAATCTGCGTGAACACGAAGGATGATGTTTTGCGTGAGCGTTTTATTTACGGTGCGGAGCTGACCGGCAAGTATGGTTTTCCGCAGTTGCCACCGATAAATGCATCCGCAGACGAATTGCGACCGGTTCCGTTTAATTCAGCATCGAAAGAAAAGCATCCGGCAGACTGCCTGTGTCATTTCTTCATAGACGATAATTTGTTTGAACGGTTATGGAACAATCCGCAGAAATATTTTGATATGCTTGGCAATTTCAAATACATCGCCGGTGTTGATTTCAGTTTTTACAATGATATGCCGGTAGCATTGCAGATATACCAGGTATACCGATCGCGAGCATTGTCTTGGTGGCTGACGCTAAACGGTATGGACGTGATACCGGTTGTCGGTTGGGGATTTGCTGATACATACAACTTTTGTTTTGACGGTCTGCCGATGCACAGTACGCTAATTGTCAGCACAAACCGTTGTTTTACGGATGCCGGAAAGCATTGCTATATAACAGGATTCCGTGATATGGTCCGGCGGCTGAAGCCGATTCGGGTCCTTGTGGTAGGTAGACCGATAGAGACAGGAACGGAAGAAACGACGGAAATAATATACCTTGACAGCTTCGGGCAGGAGCTGTCACAAAAATTAAGGGGGTGCAAGGATGGGCAGCAGATCCGGAATGAATAAGGGCGGTTATGTCTTCGGTGCGGACGCTATCGCAGAAACTTACACCGTTGAGCGTGACGGCGTGAAGATCATCCGCCTTCGGTGGCATTTTAAGCACTATAAGAAAAAATTGAAAGAAATAAAAAGAAAAAATAAAGAGGGCTTTCAAATCCCTCTTTATTGATCGGATCAAAACGGCTCACGCATTCTTTTCGATATAATTCGCGATCAACGCATAAGCAGAAGGTAAATCCCAGCTAGAAACCCCAATAAATTTTACAGCATCATCAAATAAGTCCTTGGTATATTTCGGTATATCCCTGCGGATTGATTCCCTTAAATCACCAAGGGAAAAGCATTTTCCTAGAGATTCCCACATATATGCATTATCACCTATTAAATCGTTGATATAGTTATATTCCTTCAATATGTCATTAGTTGAATAACCATTTACACCGGGGAATCTCCTTTTTGACCCAACTGTAAGACTTTCCTCAAATTCTTTCTTTTTCATGTTATTTACAGCCTTTTTCATTTCTTCATAGTTTATCATATTTTTGTCCTCCTTTTTACTTATGATATCATATTTTTATTGATTTGTCCCCGGATTCCTCCGGGGCGTGTGAAAATTAACAAATTTCTCTTTGTTCTTTCTCTATATCAATATTTGCTTTTTCCATTTTTTTATTCCTCCGTTTTTTAATTTTTTGCTTGGTCTGCCATCATCAGCACCGGGAGACCGTCCCGCGGCTGACGCTCCGAAAATGGAGCGTTTCGGCTAGAATTCACAAGGCTTTTCATAGCGGATTATAACAACCTTTTCGCCTGTGCTTTTAAGCGTCCCGAATCCGTTAAACATCGGACCATTTAAGCCTAATAATTTAGGCTGGTTATAAAGCTCTTTCCGCTGTCTTTCTGCCCATCTTCCGTTATTGTAGCCGTATATAAGGCTTTCCATTTGCTCTGCTGTATTAATCTGTGCCGGCAAATCATAAACGCATTTCTCGCCGCTCTCAAGTGTTCCTATAATCATATCAATTACCTCCATATTTTAAAATTCCCAGTTATCCGGGTAAAGCAAGCCGGGGGATTGAACCCCGGAACCGCCTGCCGGTCTTGCTACTTGATTGACAGCTCCAGACTGTCAATATTGCCTTTTGCCATTTCCTCAAGAATGGCTGCAACCTCTTCCTTGATAGATCCCTCTGCCGGATCTGTGAATGTGTAATCTTCGTTGTAAATGCTACCCGTGATTTTGATTTGATATGTCATTGTTTTGTCCTCCTTATTATTTATTTAATGATTGTTACGCTGATCTCTGCATCTTTGTTGAGCTCCTTGATCTCCTCGATTGTGAGATCAACAATGCCTACTACGAATCCATCTACCTTGATTTCTGCTTTTCTCATTTTTCTTTACCCTGCCGGATGTTCCGGCTCCTTTCTTTTGATCTTGAATATAGTATACAACGATATCGTTATATTGTAAATACTCAAAAATGTACAAATTTATTGATAACATTGGAATTTTTATTGTGGAAATCGTATAACGATATCATTATTGGGATATCGTTATATAAAGTAGGTTGACATTATAACGATATCACGTTATAATGGTATCATTATATTTATATAAGGAGGTATAAAATATGCCAGTAAGTGAGAGCCAGTTGCGAGCTACAAAAAAATATGACAACGACCATTATTTTAAAAAATTAGTGCGATTCCGGAAAGAAGACGAAGAAGCGATCCGAGCAGCAGCAGGTAAGAGCCTTAACGGCTTCATTGTCGATGCTGTGATGGAAAAGGTTAATGCGTCCAGAGCATTGCCGGAATTTCGAACCGAAGCGGAGCCGACACAGGAAAGATATTTCACATTTCCGCCGAAAGCAAAGGAACGGACACGGGAAGAAGAGGTTATGGAATTGCAAAAAATGCAGAGTGAAACAAAGCAGAAAATGGCAATGCAAAAGGCAGAATTGACGGAAGAGGAAGAAAGAAATCGCGATAGAGCCGTGTCTATTTTTGGCAAAAATGAAGATTCTAGAGAATAAACAATAAATAATTGCAATTATCTATTGACATTATAACGATATCGTTATATAATGATTTTAGATCAAAAAAAGAAACCCACCGCAGGGTGAAGCGGATGAAAGGAGATTATCATGTTGGATTTTGAAAAATTAAACAATATGCCTTTTGATGAGGCGGAAAAGCTGGTTCTCGCAGATGGCTATAAGCAGGACAGCGAAGCCAAAAGCAGCTGTGCATCTGGGGATGCCGAAATGGTCCTCGATTCATACTACAAAAAGGAGAGCGAGGACAAAGAAAGCACGATTTCTTTTGCGCAGCTTTACAACGTTGTAAAGCATAACGAGGGCGACCTTGACGACATAGAGGTTGTCAAATCATATTGGGAGGAGGCCAGTGGGATCATTTGACATATCGTGAGAAAAAGCGGCGCGATATATCGGTCGTAAAAGGCTCAGCACTGGAAGACGGCTCACTCGACCTTGAACAGGGTTATGACCCTGTTGTCACGTTCCCAACCGGTGGCGAAAATGAATAATGCAGACAGAATGAGGGCGGAGTTATCCGACCAGATGCTAAAACTCACGCCGGAACAGCTTTATAAGCTGATCAACACGGCGGAAGAGCTGGAGCCGGATGACAATGTTATTGAGCTTGGAAACATGCTCACCTGCGATAAATGCCGGGAGAAATACGGGGAATGCAGCGAAGAGACAAGGGACTGCGAAAGCCGGTTCTTGAGATTCTGCGAAGAGGAAGCACCTTGAAATATAGGTGCTTTTTTCTTTTGCACAAAAATAATACACTAAAATAAATACTTTTTGCACAATAGGAGAAAAGAAGAAAGAGAAAAGGAAATAAAAAACGAAAAAGAAAAGAACCAAAAGAAAAAGATAAAAATAAAGTAAAAGATAAAGAATAAAAGACATATATATTATATTATTTATTATTATATATTTATATTATATATATTATATACAGCGATTAAATTATTATTTTTTTATATATTGACAAAATAAAAATATTGGTTTATAATCTCAATTACAATTTAATTCCGAAGCGCAGCCGGTGTTGCCGGCAGAGGATCACCCCGGAGCCGTGAGAGGGGAGCGATACTTAAAGCGATAGGATGACGAGCTAGGACGGCAACGGAACGCTCACAGGAATGACCAGAGGTGTTATATATACGCCTGCTAGGTTTTCTTGTGGGCGTTTTTTTATTTGATTTAAGGAGGTGAGAACGTGGAGCGATTAGAGGATGAGCCATTGACCGGCGAGGTATTTGCGAACGAGATTGAATATTATTTACAAGAATTTTGCGAGCAGAGAAAGCCGCCTATCGAGGATATGACCACAGCACCGCAAGGAGTATGGAACGCTGCTCTTTTATATATTCAACATCACCTTTTTAAGGGGACGAATAAATTAAAAAGTAAATCACGCATTAATAATATTAATAATAATATACCCACTAACAATAATGCATATAACTATGAGTTAGTAAATGATATATGTGATATATATATTTATATTTGTAATATATATAACAAAGAAGTTAGCATAATGGGATTTAGTAAACTAACTGGTATTAATCAAGATACATTTCATGATTGGCATAATAAAATTAATAAACTAAGTAATGCGGGTTGTGAGATTTACGAAAAATTGACAGCAGAAAGAGAGGAGAGTTTAAGCGCAAAGCTGGTAGACAGCAAGCAGGCGGTGGCACAGATCGCCATTCTCAACAAGCATTACGGATGGAACCTTCCGGGCGTAAGCAAGGAGCGAGAAGCAAAGAAAGCCCTTACAGCGGCAGACATCCGAGCGAGGTTGTCTAACAGCAAACACACCGAAACACAAGATATTGTAGATGGTGGATAAGTGGTACAATATATGGTGGTCAGTCTCTTGGACAAACTCGGGTTTATCCAAGAGAGCTAAAAGAACGACAGAAACCGGACGGAAAAGCACCGTTCCTGGAACCATTCCACGGGTCCAGATGAAAAAGGGGGGTCCCCCTCTTAGCAGGATGCCCGGAGGTCCCTACTAAGCCACCAAAATATTCTCAAAAACAAAAAGACATTGGCGTAGATAGGGTAGCTCCCGACAAGCTGCAACCTTTCACAGTTTCTACGCCGATTAAAGAAAGGATATGTCTATAGATGCAAGGATAAATGAAAGGTGGTCTATATATGAACGATTTACAAGTATTTAACAACACAGAGTTTGGTAGCGTACGGACAATAACAATAGACGGGAAAATAATGTTTGTTGGAAAAGATGTTTGTGATATTCTGGAGTACCAAAACGGTAGTCGAGATATAAACAGACATGTTGACGAAGATGACAGACAGAAGATTATGTTGTTTGATGGAACGAAAGAAAACGAAACCATAGTAATCAACGAATCCGGTCTTTATAGTTTGATATTTTCTAGCAGAATGCCAAACGCAAAGAAATTTAAGCGCTGGGTTACGAGCGAAGTGATACCGAGCATTCGGAAAAACGGATACTACGATATGAGAGAAAGTAAAACGGATTCGTACATGATTGAGGATCCGGCGGAGCGTGCAAGGCGTTGGGCGGAAGAGTACGAAGAGAAAAAGCTACTCGAATGTAAAGTCACGGAGCTTAAACCAAAGGCTGATTATTTTGATGGGCTGGTCGATAGCAAACTTTTAACGACATTTAGAGATGCAGCAAAAGAATTTCAAATGTCACCAAAGAGCTTTAACAAGTGGCTGACAGATCACGGATACATTTACCGTGACCGGCACGGAATTATTAAGCCATATGAGCAGTATAGAAAAAGCGGTTTATTTCAACTTAAAGATTTTAAGACTCCTCACGGTTATTCAAATGTTCAGACATATTTGACCGTTAGAGGGAAAGAAACATTTCGATTACTTATGGGGGTTGAACAATGATAAGAACAACACCGAATAAATTATTTCTTTTGCCGTATAAATTCCCGGAAGTAGACATAATACACTTATTTCGTGGCTATTACTTAGTTAGTAAATACGGCAATGCTGATAACTGGATAAAAAGACATAGTTATATTTTGGTGAAAGTTGAGTAATAAACTAAAAAACGAGGTATTTATATGATTGATCCAATGAGTGGGAAAATGATTGATGCTTCCAAGATTGACCTTGATATTTTTACGGAGGCAGAACGTGAAAAAGTTTTAGAGCTGTGCGGAGGGATTGAAACTGACAACGTAAATCATCCGTCGCATTATGAAACCGACAAATATCAATGCATAGACGTTATGGAGGAAACGCAAGGAAAAGAAGCAGTAAAAGATTTCTGCATCTGCAACGCATTTAAGTATATCTACCGGCACAGTAAAAAGAATGGATTAGAGGATGTTAAAAAAGCAGCTTGGTATTTGAATAAATACATTGAATTGAGTGAAAAGAAATGAAGTTTGGTCGTAAAGAGATTGACGATGAATGTACGAAATGCGGTCGGATGTTTGAATGTGAATTATTTAAAGCCGGTCATGGCATTGATTGTAAGCGTAGTAATGTCACTGACATGGTTAAATGTCAGTTTGAACATTTAGATAAGCGAAAAGGAGGTAGAATCTATGAGACAGAATAGAAACATTCGTTGCCCTACTTGTTGATGGGAAAGGAAAAATCAATAGTCTGAAATAAACGTGTCATAAATTAACCTTTTAATCGTTATGGCTTGCGGGCGTTTGATTGGTCTCTTCGCCCGTAAGTGATGGGGTATCGCCAAATGGTAAGGCATGGGATTTTGGCTCCCAGACTTCCCGGTTCGAATCCGGGTACCCTAGTTTCCGGCAGGTTCTTTTGTTCGCTATGCTTTTCATCTCCTGCCGGGACCATGATGCTACATGCTATTTGCATTGTACATCTCCTTTCTAACACCCCTCTAGTGGAAAGCTGATTAAAGATCCGTCACAAGGATCGGAGGGGGTTACTTGAGCATCTATCCCACGATGCTCAAGCGTGCAAATCAACTTACGCTTTTTGGCATGAGCGTAGCCGTAACAGGCGGTGTCATTTCATACAAAATCCTCCATTGATAATTGTATGTTTTTGAGTGGCAAGCGCATGGGGCGTCCGTTATTCGTGCAGACGGAAAGATGGTTCAAATCCATCCTTGCCATTATCCGGCACGGGATTTATTCCTGTGACCGGCTGGTCTTACTGAAAGACTGGTGGGAGGAGGCTGGAATTGCCTGTTGGAGGTTTTCGCTCCTTTACTCCAACATAAAAGAGTGATTGCGGTTCGAATCCGCAACCGTCCGTTTTGCTGATATTTGAATATTATCAGTAAGCAAATGCAACAAACTAGGTGATGCAGACCGAAAAGCAGACCTACGACTGCCTGTTTGTTGTTTTTATTGGTCGTAGAGCTTAGCACATAAAGCGGAGTGTTTTTTTATCTTTCGTAGGAGGTAAACAATATGAATTATAATGAGCTGTTTATAAACAAAGACGATGTTTTGCTTATCCGAAAAACGCTTGTAAAGGTTTTGGGTAATCTGAATGAAGCTGTTGTTCTCAATCAGATACATTATTGGCTTGAAATCAATAAAAAGGCAGATAAAAATTTCCGTGATGGAAGATACTGGATTTTTAATACATATCAGTCATGGAAAGAAACTGATTTTGATTTTTGGTCAGTAGACACGATCAGAAGAACAATAACCAGTCTGGAGAAAAAAGGCATTGTTATTACAGCTAATTATAACAAAATGAAAATTGACAAGACAAAGTGGTATTCCATTGACTATGAAAAGCTGCAAAGTCTTGTTGACAATTACGATATGGCAGATTGCGTTCACGACATGGCAAATTGCACAGATGGACATGGCAATATCAGCAAAGCAATACCAGAGACTACTACAGAGAATACATACAAAGACTACATAGAGGATAATACATCATCTAACGATGATGGAAAGGTAAATACATCATTTTCAAAAAATGATGAAAAACCAAAACTCACAAAATTGGAATTGCAGAAAAAGCAAAAGGAAATGTCGAAACGCTTTTATGATATCTGCGATGTATCCATCGGTCATGGTGATTTGAAAGAAGCAGTAAACAGTGCTTTTAATCTTTACCTGGATTTGTTTATAGAGAAAACAGGTAAGATACATCCGATATTGAGAAATGAAACGTTAATTGATGTATGCTCGGCTTTATCACATATAAACGATAAAGAGTTTAATCATTTTGAGGAGTTTGATTTTTCAAAACCAAAAGAAGATGGAACAATGCCGTTGGAAGAAATGGTAAGATTGCACTTTGCTAGAAGCCACAATGGTAAGACAGATTATAGCATAGCTCATTTTTGTAACAAAAAGTATCTTTTGAAACTGGCACAATTTGTTATGAGTTAGGAGAAATATGAATTTTTCTGATATCGCACCAAAAGATTATAGCTGTCACTTTCACGATTGCAGGTATAACGCTTTTGGGTGTTGCACCGATGAAGAAAATCGTGAAAAGTGTTTAGAAATTGTGAAATTAGTTTTGTGTATGGAGGAAAACGATGATTGAATGGATTTTTAACCATTGGCTTTGCAGAAAAACGAAAAATCTGACGCAAATTCCGATTTTTTATATGACATTTGACTACCGGAAATATAAAAAGTACGGTAAAGAGAATAGCTGCACATTTCATTGTTTGCCGGAAATTGCCAATGATGAATTTGTAAAAGAAAAGTTGTGCGAGGTCGTTGATTATGTCAGAGATAATTATGACCTTGACGAAATGGTGAGGATTTAGGGATGTTTGGAACGGGAAACGCAATCAAAAAGACGGAAAAGACTTTGAAAAAAATAAAATCTGACCTTTATCCGGAATACAGATATGCTGTGACAGATTTTTATACTGGTGAATTTCTTTATGCAACAAAGACTTTCGATAAGGCTATGGAAGATAATTTTGAGAGAATGGTTATCATTACGGATTTGAACAGCGTCTAATTTGCCCGTAAATAAATTTTAGGACAAAAACAAGGAATTGTGCATAAAGAATAAAATCGTTTGAATATGAGCGATATACAAGGTGTAGGAGGGATTATATGACGGTTAATATAGGGAAAAGCATTTATGATGGACTTTCTATTGTTCAGTTTAATGAACTTCTGAAAATTGCAAGCGATACCGTTCCGTTTGGTATTTATGCTATCGAGAGAAAAGGCGTGGCTATTATGCTAAGAAAGAGATATAAATCAAAGCCTGCATTGCGAAAAGCCGTAAAAGAGTATATGGATGGTGGATTCACGGTACATTGTAACGGATTGTAAAATGGACATGGATTAGAACTGTTAATATTCCTAAAGATATTGAAAACTATTCAAATAATATGGGATTGAGGTGTGATATGTGTAATTTTTGTCTGAATAAAAAGAAAATCATCGATGGTAAAGGAAATTTAGTTCTTTTTGGAGCTGAAAATAACCTGATGTTCGACAATAGCGATGGGAAAGAGATTGCAGGAGCCGTAAAAATTAATTATTGCCCTATCTGCGGTAGAAAGTTGGTGGAATAATGAAACATCAAAAAGAATGGCACACTTGCGACAGGTTCTGTGCAGAAATTATACCCTGTTTGCAATGAAACAATGTCAACATTTTAATAAAAACATTACCGGCTAACGAATAGAGTTAGTCGCTAACCTAGAAAAATTATAGGCAGAGGTCTATAAGCACCTTTGCTGTGAAAGCGAGGTGCTTTTCTTTATGTCTGAATTAGAAAATCTGATTTCTGATTGCGAAAAGTATATTACCCGAAATGGAATTGATGAAAATATAATCCAATGTTATATCGAGACGTGCTATGCGGCTCGAGAAGAAAAGAAAATAGAAATAATGTCCGAATGCACAAAACGGACAAAAAATATTATAAACCAGTTTTGTAAAAATCAGTTTAATGTCGATGTCTGGGGATTGGAAAAGATTTCTCAAGACAAGGAAATGGGATCAATAGAGCTGGTAGATCAAGTCTATGAAATGCTTCTTATGGAATCTCACTATAAATTTGAGAGCTTTATGCTTTATATGGAAAAAAACAGACCGGTGGAGGAAAGATTTTATCAAAACAGAATAAATCCATTGAGAGAAGTGACACTTTTAATACAGGATTTATACGATGATAAGTTAGATGAAGGAATGGTTTTTTGCCCTGGTCGTATAGGAAAGACACAAATTGTAAAAATGGGAAATTTATGGTTTGGTTCCAATAGACCAGAAAGAGCAAATCTTTATTCTGCATACTCGGACAAGATAACCGGCGGTTTTTATGATGGAACAAAGGAAATGATTACAGATCCGACATACACATACAATGAAATATATCCGGATAATAAAATAGATGGATTGACTGACGGAAAAGATTTGACTATAGACATAAACAGAAAAAAGACGTATCCGACATTTACGATGCGATCAATATACGGAACGTTGAATGGTGCGTGTGATTGTGACGGTTTAGGAATTTACGACGACCTTTTCAGCGGTATTGATGAAGCGTTGAGCGAAAATAGACAAACAACGGTATGGGGGAAGTTTGACAATAACTTTATGCCGAGGATTAAACCGGGAAAAGCAAAGCTTATAGGCATAGGCACCAGATGGGCCCCAAAAGACGTGCAAGGAAGAAGACTGGATTTGCTTCTTAATGATCCGGAGTATGCAGGAATAAGACACAGGGAAATAATTATTCCGGCATTAAATGAAAACGGAGAAAGCAATTTTGATTATCCATATAATTTAGGATTTACAACATTGGATTATAAGAGAAGAATGTCTTCTTTTGAAAACAACGACGATATGGCTTCTTGGCTTGCTCAATATCAGCAGGAGCCTATAGAAAGAAAAGGACAGATTTTTAATATTGATAATATGGATTTCTATAATCCGAATGAAATCGAAGGGATTAGACCGGATAGGATATTCGCTGCAAATGATCCTGCATATGGTGGCGGAGATTTTGTTTCAATGCCAATCTGCTATGAAATCAACGGGGATCATTACATAACAGATGCTGTTTACAATGATGGAGACAAAGAAGTTACTATACCGGAAGTAACAAGCAGAATGGAAGATCATTTGGATAAATTTAAAAACAAAACAGCAGAAGTGCATTTCGAGGAAACGAAATCAACATATGGATATCGCATGGAATGTGAAAAAATATGGAATGCTGACGGTTATCCGATTAATGTAACGCACGATCCGGCAGACAATCAGACGGCGAAAATGGATAGAATAAAAAATCATGCACCTGAAATTAGAAAATTGAAATTCATAAATCCAAAATTTCAGAAAAAAGAATATAAAAAATATTTTCAGAATGTAATTTCTTGTACTTATGAAGGAAAAATGAAGCACGATGATGGCATTGATTCTACCGCACAACTCTGTGACATGATTTACAGCCCCAAAAAAGCAAGAAAAACAGTAATTATTCCAAGCCCAATATAGGAGGTGACAATCATGAAAACTAAAGACTATTTATCACAAGTAAGCAGATTGAACAAAATGATAAACAATAAGTTGTCTGAAATACATCAATTAAGAGAGCTTTCTGTAAGCATATCAGCTATTGGAAATGATGAAAGAGTGCAAACTTCGCCTAATTTTGACAAAATAGGAACAGCCATAGCAAAAATAGATGAACTAGAAAACAATCTCGATAAAATGATTGACGAATATTTGGTCAAAAGAGAAAGGATTATTGCTCAGATAGACACGATGGAAGAAGAAAGCGTTTATCAAATTTTATTTTCCAGGTACATAGAAAAAAAGACTTTTGAAAAAATTGCGACCGAAATGGAATATTCGTGGAGGCAGATTGTCAGATTACACGGAAAAGCGTTGCAACAATTTGAAAAAAAGTACGGAGAAGAATATTTGTAAATCGTGTCATAGAATGTCATATAGCTTTTATGATAATATATATCGTGAAGAAAGAGTTAAGGCTCATATCTTTACTCCTGTGATGTAGAGGGGACACCGTTTAGGTGTCCTTTTTTCGTTTGAAAAAGAGGTATTTTATGGAGTATGTAAAAAGAACGATATATTGTCCTAATTGCGGTCGTAAAGTTGGAACTTATGACGGGAGAGGGACGATGAATATTGTTTGCCGGTGTAGCAAATGTATGAAACGTGTTATTTATTATCCGGCAACTGAAAAAAGAGAAATTAAAAAGTTGCCTGCAAGGGAAACTTCAAGCGGCATGACATTTTTTTGATTTAAAAGAGGTGCTTTGAGTATGCAAATGGGAAGAGAAATTCTTTATACGGATTATCCGGAAATAACAAGTGAAAATGTACTTGATGTTTTGCGGGATGTTTTTGCTAAGCATACTCAAAACGCAACGAGAATGCAGTTTTTGATTGACTACGACAAAGGAAAACAACCTCTTCAAAGAAAGAAAATGACAAGAACAGACATTGATTGCCAGTGCGTAGACAATGTGGCGAACGAAGCCACGGAATTTTGGTGCGGATATTCTTTCGGGTCTCCGATGACGCTTGTTCAAAACGGTGACGGGAAAGAAGAATGGAAGTCGAGTGCTATTTCTGAATTAAATAAAAATTATGAAATGGCTAAAATAAGAACCAAAACGCAGGAATGCGGAAGATTTGTCGTTATCTGCGGTATTTGCAATGTCCTTATTGATGTAAATACGGACTGGAAAGAGGGCAAAAGTTTTTTTACATACGATGTTTTAGATCCAAGAACATCATTTGTTGTTCGCTCTAGCTATTACACAGATCATAGGGTAATGATAGGAGTTACATACCGGCACGATAGGTTGACAGGGAATAATTATTTTACCTGTTGGACGAAAGACAGAAGATATGAAATTGTCAATCTTCAAGAAATATCCAATGGAGATATTACAAATCGTGAAGCGTGGCAGCATTCAGAACGAAGCGGAGAAATGAATACACTGGGAGTTGTACCGATGGTCGAATATTTCCGATCATACGACCGAATGGGAGTTTTTGAGAGACAAATTTCAGAAATGGATAATCTGAATCTTATGATTTCGGATTTTTCAAATGACGTTGATCAAAATACGCAGGCTATATGGCATGGAAATGATATTGAGTTTCCGGAAATCATAATCAAAAATGAGGATGGAACAGAAACAAGAAAAATAAGCAAGCCAAAAACAAATGAATGGGTAATGACTTACACATCGGCAGATGGAAAACAGCCATTCATAAATCCGCTTAGCATTGATTATGATTATGACGGAATGCTAAATAATATAACAACACGACGGCAACTGATTTTGCAAAAGTGCAATGTTCCGCAAAGAAATGAATCAAGCGGAGGAAGCACCGGCGTGGCAATGTCTGATGCAACAGGATGGTCACAAGCGGAAACGGCTGCGGCAAAACAACAGATGTTGTTAGATTCTTCTAAATTAGAAGAAGTAGAAATTGTATTAGCAGCGATTAGAGAATCTTCTTTTGTTCCGCAAGATAGCGATTTAAGAAAGCTCGCCATTGCAGATGTAGAGCCGAATATTAAGAGACAAAAGACATACGAAATGACAACCAAGGTGAATGCAATGGCAACGCTTCTCAGCCATGGAATTCGTGGTGATTATGTGCTTAATGGGATTTCATTCTTTGATGATCCAAACGAAGTTTGGGAAGGAAGCAAAGAATTGATTGAAAAATATCAATCAAGCATTTTTAACAAAACAGAAACATCTGCATCGAATGCTGGAGAAGGAGGAGATGGAGAAAAGCAACCCGACAGCGAAAGAATAATGGGAGATTTAAGCGATCAAATTGAAAATAGCCCGATGATTGATAAAAGCAGGGTGGATAAGTAATGGACATTGCGGCATTTGACAGAGTGAAAGAAATAGACGGTCAAAAAAGGCTGTCTATGGATTATGATACATATTTTGGTGAAATGGATTTGCCGGAAGAAGAAAAAGAGAAGAGAAAAGTGTTTTCGGAGGAGTTAGAGAAAAATATTTTGTTTTTCTTTTTTCTTTATCAAATTGCGAAAGCGATGGATTATGAAGATGAAGAATTTATCAAACGGCAATTAGAGGAAAAATACCAGGAATTGGTAAAAAGCCAAATTGAAATTGATGAAAATTTGAAAAATCATATTTTGGATTTTACAAATGATATTTATGAAACAACTAAAAATCACGAAAATGATGAATGGTATTTTTCAAATGACAGGGCTGTTTTAACATCGGAAAATGAATCAAACTGCATATTCAATTACGATGAATATAGAAGTGCCGTTTTATCCGGCAGGAAAAACAAGACATGGATAACAATGAATGACAAAAGGGTTAGACATACACACCGTATTTTGGATTATAAAACAATTCCGATAAACGGTGTTTTTTTAGTTGGTGATAGCGAAATGCTATTTCCGAAAGATGAATCCCTTGGTGCAAATATGAAAGAAATTGCAAATTGCAGATGCACAATTAAATATTTTTGATAATTTGCCGCCGGTTATAAAAGACAAGGCGGTTTTTATATGTGCAGAGAAGCACGTTAAAAAACACAAGATAGCAGAGAAGCTAATAAACACAGAAAGAAACGAGGTAATCAAAATGGAAGAGATCACAAAAACAGAACCTAATGTACAAAGCACAAATACCGAAACCCAACAACAAAGTAAGCCGGAGCAGAAGCCGGAAGACAAAACTCCTACTGTTGAAGAGCTTATGGCTCAACTTGCTACCGAAAAAGCGAATGCAGTCAAAAATAAGCAGGCATTAGATAAAGCTTTGAGGGAAAAGGGAGAAGTTACAAAGGCTTTGAGGGCAAAGCAGACGGCAGAGGAGCAGGAAGCAGAAGCAAAAGCGGAAGCAGAAAGACAGCAGAAGGAGCAGTATGAGGAAACATTAAAAGAACTTAATCATATTAAGGCGGTTTCGGCGTACAAAAATATTTCTGAAAATGCTGTTGAAAGCTTAATTGAAGCCGTCGCTGATTGCGATCACGTTTCCATTGCACAGTTAATTGATAACGAAGTGAAGGCAGCGGTTGCTACGGCTAAAGCGGAGTGGCAGAAGTCACGACCTAGAGTAAATGCCGGAAGCTACAGCGGTCTTACAAAAGAGCAGATTATGGCAATCACAGACAGAAGTCAAAGAAGACAAGCGATTGCCGAGAATCCAGAACTTTTTAATATTTAAGGAGGACTAAAATGGCAGCAGAAGAGAATTTAATCAAAAAGGCAGATCTCGCAAGAGCGAGAGAAATTGAGTTTGTTGAGATGTTTGGATACTCAATTAAGAAACTCATGGAAGCACTTGGAGTTACAAGAAAGATTCCAAAGACGGCAGGAACCGTGTTAAAGACATACAAGGCTACCGGAACACTTGAGAGTGGCACCGTTGCAGAAGGAGATCTGATTCCTCTTTCTAAATATAAGGTAGATCCGGTGTCTTACAAGGAGATTGTCCTTAAAAAGTGGAGAAAAGCCACATCAGCAGAAGCAATTGTTGAGAGAGGATATGACCAGGCGGTTGAAATGACTACAGATGCAATGCTTCGTGATGCACAGAAAGATGTTCGTAAGGACTTCTTTGATTTCCTTAAGACAGGAACTGGTGCGGCAACTGGTACAGGCTTACAGGCTACTCTTGCACAGGCATGGGGGCAGTTGCAGGTGAAGTTTGAGGATGATGAAATTGATTCTGTTTATTTTGTCAATCCTCTTGACGCTGCAGATTATCTTTCTACAGCAGCGATTACCACGCAGACTGCATTTGGTATGCGTTATGTAGAAGATTTTCTCGGACTTGGAACTGTTATTTTCAACAGCTCTGTTCCTAAAGGAAAGATCTATGCGACCGCAAAGCAGAACATTGTGCTGTATTACATCCCTGTTAATGGTGCTGATCTTGATAATGCGTTTGATTTTACGTCTGACGCAACCGGTCTTATCGGTATTCATGAAGAGGCGGATTACAAGCATATGACGGCGGAGGATATCGTTATTTCCGGTCTTACTCTTTTTGCGGAGTATATTGATGGAGTTGTTGTCGGTACAATTTCAGCAACGGCAGAAGCAAGCACAGCTGGAACAGAGACTAAAAACACTGGAGCATAAGGAGTGATCTGATGTATCGAGTAATACATTTCTTCACTGACTTAAAAGATAATTCATATCCCTATAACGTGGGTGATATTTACCCGCGGGAGGGGGTTGAATTTCCGACAAAAAGATACGAAGAGCTTGGAAGTAAATATAATTTGCAAGGAAAGCCTTTGATTCAGTATGTGGATGATGAAGATTTTTCACAGTATATGAATCCGCCGGAAAATGTCACTGGAGAAAAAATCTATACAAAAACAGAAATCAAACGTATGAGTACGGCTGATTTAAAGAAACTGTCGAAAGAGCTTGATGTAGAAGAGGCTGACACCTACACGGGGGCAGACCTCAAGAAGCTCTTGATTGATAAGCTTGGTTTGTAGGAGGAATCAGTATGTCAAAATACAGCACGTTAGAGCAGGTGAAAATCCGATTAGAACAATTTCATATTGATACGGTTGATAACGGCGATGACACCACTTCTGACGTTGTTGTTTTTGATGAAAAGGAAGAAAATCCTCTTATCGAACAGCTTATAGAGCAGGCAACGGAAGAAATAAGGACATTAAGAAATTATCCGGATAGTTATACCGATGAGCGAATAGACGAAGATTTGAAGAAATATCAATCAGTCATTGTCAACCTTGCTGTGTATGATTATTCGCAAGCCGGCGAATCATATATGTCTTCTTTTTCTGAAAACGGCGTTAGTCGTAATTGGAAGGACAGAAAAGAATTGCTGGCAGGAGTTTTTCCGTTTGCTAAAGTCTTATAGAAGATTGTGCGTTGCGATTTTGTCGACCTTAACAAAATGGTAGCAGGCGGCACGCTTTAAGGGTGGTGGGCGGCGTGCCATTTTTTATGAAAGGCGGTATATATGAATATAATACCAATTATTATAAGCGGCGTTTCGGTCGTTTTTTCCGTCTTTTTCGGCTTTTTTAGCTTGAGTTACAATGCAAAAAACAGTAAACATACAGACACTAAGGAAATCGAAGATAGAGTAAAAGAGAATACGAGAATCAATATGAAACTTGATACAATCTTAGACACTATCAAAGAAATGAAAAATGAGCGTTCTGAGATGAAAAATGAGCTTGATGATCACGATAAAAGAATTACGGTTGTCGAAGAAAGCACCAAGCAAGCTCATCATCGTATTAACGAAATTGCGGAACGTATCAATGGTAAGGGGGCATCGTAAATGAGAGATTGGAAAGACTGGGCGAAGAAAGCAGGAATCAGAGCGGTAAAGACAGTTGCACAAACGGCAATCGGTGTAATCGGTTCAAGTATGGTTCTTAGTGCGGTAGATTGGAAAGTAGTAGTATCGGCTTCTGTTCTTGCCGGACTGGTATCTTTGCTGACAAGCGTTGCCGGACTCCCGGAGGAAGATGCAAATGAGCTTAAAGGCTAACAAACAGAAAATGAAATATTCCCGTTCCGGTCAGAAAATAACCATTTATGAGACGGATGATGACGGAAATCGTAAATTTTACGAAACGTCAGACGGCGAAAAAATCTACTACACAAAAAAAGTGGATGGATTTTCAGATCCGGTATCGTTTATGGCAAATATTAGCAATAAGCTGTCAGAGGTTCTTGTCAAAGAGTTTGGAATTGATGATAGCACATCTTACTGCCAGATCACGACAGACAAGGGTTATTTGCCGATAAAGTCCGGCGATTATATTTGGAAAAAATCTGATGTGGAGCATACGAAAGAAGGTCTTGTTGATATCTTAACTGCTGACTACATCGTCAAAGGTGTGGCTGACGAAGGATTGACAGTAGACCTTTTTCTTTTGCAGAAAACAACAAAGTAGGCGGTTTTTATGAAGGTAAAAATGGGGTTGTCGCAGAAATCTATTCAAAAAGCGATAAAGCAGATTGAAAAATATAAATCTGATATCAATAGAAAATGCGAAGAGTATGTTGACCGGTTAGCAAAAATTGGAGAGCAAGTAGCGATACAAGCAATCAATGAAAGCCCCATCGGGAATCAAATAACTCTTAGCATAGACAGAGAACCGTCTAAAATGGGCTGTAAAGCCGTTTTGATTGCTACGGGTAAAGTACATGGGGTAAAAGACAGAGATCCGTTCTACACGGTTTTAGCGGTGGAATTTGGTGCCGGTATCCATTACAACCCGGAGCCTAACCCGAAAGCAAACGATATGGGATATGGTGTCGGAACATATCCGGGGCAAATACACGCCTTTGAAGATGGATGGTATTACCTCGGCGAGGATAATAAGTGGCACTACTCAAAAGGTATTAAATCAACAATGCCTATTTATAAGGCTAGTATGGAGATTATTTCGCAATATGAAAAGATTTTCAAGGAGGTGTTTAGCTGATGGTGGATAACAGTTGGGCGTTTGAACTTGGAAACACGATTTTTTATGTTGTGAAATCCAGAGCAGAGCCTATTTTGCAAAAGAAATTCCCGGATGTGTATATCACGGATGAAGGAGAAACGAATCAGAAACCTATTTTTCCAACGGTTTACATTCACGAACTGTCGGGATTGGAACAGGGACAAACGCTTGACGGTCAAACCGTTAATGCAGTTTTGGAAACTATACAAGTCGATATTTCTTCAAATACAAGCGGTTCAGATGTTCGATTGGTAACGGCAACCGTAGCGAATGTTTTTAAGGAATTGAGATTTGACGTTGTTGGTATGCCGATTTATGGAAAGTCTGACGGCATATATACATGCACGATGCGTTTCAGGCGTTTATATGGTGCAAACGACAAGATTTTGTAACTATGTACCGGGCATTTATTGAAATGTTCGCTGACCGCAATAATTAGCGGTAGAAAGAGAGGTAAATAATGGCAGATAATACATCTTATGTGGCTGGTGTTAGTACCAACGGCACCACTCTGTCTTATGGAATTGAAACGGTGGCTGGTCAAAAACCCACTAAATTTACGTTGCTTCACAGAATTAACTCCATTGACGAAGTGACGGTTGAGCCGGAAGCTATTGATTCTTCTGCACTGGAAGATAAGCAGACGAGAAATATTGCCGGTAGAGATACCGTAACGGAAAATTACGTTGTTACGGTAAACAAAACAGACCAAACAGTAAAGGAATGGACTGATCTGATCAGTGAAGCACAGACGGCTAAAGCAGCAGGTAAAAGAGTTTGGTTTCAAGAAATTACAGAGGGTCTTACAAATGCGGAGTTTATCGTTGCGTCTCCTCCTGCTAGAATCCCAAAGACTGCAAAAGAGCAGAACGGACTTCTTACAATGCAGATGAATTGTATCACAGACGAGCTTAAGGGAGAGGATGCGGCTGTAACTCCTACCGAGCACTCGGGGGAATAAATAGCCAGTCTGAAACAAGTAGTGAAAAGGCTGTGGCTGGCTATGACGAATCAGCCGTAGATGATACAGAGCTTAATAATTAGTTTATAAGGGGCGGTTTTCGGACTGCCCCTTTCCCTTATAAAAAGGGAGGGAAAGGATAGGTAAAATGTATAAGGTTTTAAATATTTCTGGAAAAGATTATAAGATTGAATTTTCTGTAGAAGCTTCGCTGTATGGTGAGTGTACAGAGAAAGTAATCAATCTTATGACGGCAGTTAATGAAGATGGCGATAATGCTGATAGCATTAAGGCAAAATTCAAAGGAATTTCTGACATTCCTCAAGTTGCTCTTTCTATGTTCTATGCAGGTCTTATGGAGCATCACGGAACGGAAGAGGGAGACGGCGAGGTGCCGGATAAGAAAACGGCTAAAATCCTTTTGAAAAGTTATATCAAGGAAAACAACGGAAATTTCTGGTCTGTTATGGAAATGTTGTTAGATCAGATGGGTGAAGATGGTTTTTTCAAACTGATCGGTCTGGAAGAGATGATGTCTCCGATGACCGAGGAGAAAGAGCCAAAGAAACCACAGGATCACAAGAAGAAGCAGCCAAAAGTTTCCGAGAGCGAGTAATTGAAGATTTGTTGCCGGCAGCATTGAAAATCGGATTGACAGAGTATGATTTTTTTCATATGACTCCGGCGGCGATAAATCGAAGAATTACAGCATATAACGACAAATTAAAAAGTGAAAACGATGATAAAGAGTTTTTAGCTTGGCTTATTGGTTTTTACACGCAATTTTCAATCGGAAGTGCATTTAATGGTGACAAGATAAAATATCCGGAGAAGCCTTTTTATTCAAACGTTGAAGCAGATAAAGATTCTGACAAAACCAAAAATAATGAGGCAGAAGCAGAAATGCGAAGGCTGGATGCACTTACAAGACGTGCAAATCATAAGCTTGAAATTCAGAGTAAAAAACTAATGGAAAGTAACGGCGAGGTGTAAAAGCCCCGCCGTCTTTTTTTGAATGGAGGAATAATAAAGATGGCAAAGATTACAGCGGTAACAGTACACGGTGGTCATAATCCGCAAGGAAAGATTGCCTGCGGTGCTAGTGATTACATTGACGAAAGTAAGGAAGACAGAGTCATTACAAAAAAGGTAGTAAAGCTTCTGAAAAAGAACGGAATTAAGGCTTACAACTGTACAGTAAATAACGGAACAAGTCAAAATGACGTTCTTCGTAAGATCTGTGCAAAGTGCAATTCAAAGAAAAGAGACGTTGATATTTCTATTCACTTCAACGCAGCTAATCATCAAAAAATGAGAGATAAGAAAAATGTTGGAACAGAGGTTTGGGTGAGAAAAACAGACGGCGTTCGTGGCGATTTGGCTAAAAGGATTTGCAATAAGATTTCAAAAATCGGATTTACAAATCGTGGGGTTAAGGCTACACAGAATCTTTGGTTCCTTAATCAAACGAACAGACCGGCATTGCTGATTGAGGTATGTTTTGTAACCGATCCAGACGATTTTGACCTTTACAAAAAGTCAAAGGATAAGATTGCACAGGCAATCGCAGACGCTATTTTGGCATACAACAAGGCACAGTAGTGAAAGTGGGGTGCGGTAATGGCTACAGAGGAAAGCTTAGAGTTAGAAATTGAAGCGAGTGCAAAAAGGGCAAATGCCGCACTTGATAGCCTTATAAAAAAGCTTGGTGCGGTATCTTCGGCTATTGGAGGAGTTGATACATCCGCACTGGGTAATTTTGCTAAAAATATCAATGGCATTGCTAAAAATGGCGGTCTGAAAGACGCCAAAGCCGCTATTGACGGAATTGATAAGTCTGTAAAAAATCTCGGAAAGAGAAAAACAAAAGTCAATGTCGATGTCAAAACAGGTATGGATGCTATCAGTGAGTTGCAGAAAAAGTTTGCTGATATTGGAAAAGATACTAATTTCAGCGGTTCTACTTCTGAATTACAGAAAGAGTATGACAATCTGTCTACGAAACTGGATAAGCTGTCGGAAAAAGAGCAAAAGGCACTTGCAACAGGAACGGCAAGCACTGGAAAGAATGCTTTTGTCAGTTTGCAGTACGATATTGCGGATACACTTAATAAAATGGACGTTCTTTCTGCTAAAATCAAAAGCGTAACGTCTGCAAATGGCGGTCTTGGTGATAAGTTTAAAATCATCCGCACCGACTATTCACCAAAGGAAACAACTACTCCGACTATTAATACAGAAAATGCGACAAAGGCGGTAGAAACCGTCAAAAAGTCGATTGAGAGTATCCCAGAGGCGGCACGTTACTCTGTGGAGAAATCACAGCAATCACTCATGGAGGCACTTGCGGCTGTCCATAAGGCAGAAGATGGTGTAAGCAGATATGACAAGGCTATTTCTGACGCAAAGGCTAATTTAGCAAGCGTAGAAAAAATCGGACTCGGAATGGGAACGTCTGAATGGGATAGTGCGTACATTGCGTTGCAGAAAGTCACAGACGAGGCAAAGAGATACAAAGCGGCACTTAATCAGAAATCAGCAGGAATTACTTCTGATATTAAAGAAACAGATAGCCTTGATGCAAAGGTGGATAAGCTAAGGGCGAACCTTAAAAAGATGCAATCTGCCGGTATCGGTTTTGGAAACGAGGGATTTGATAAATCATATATCGAGCTTGTGAAAGCGGAAAATGAGCTGAAAAAGTACAAGTCCACCCTTAACCAAACAGGAAAAGACGCAGGAACATTCCAAAGCCGTATGATTGCGGCTTTTTCTAATATTGGGAAAAATATAAAGGCGTCCAGTGCGTCCATTGGTTCGTTTTTCTCAAGGATGAAAAGCGGTTTTTCTTCTCAAAGTAAATTAAGTAGTGGTTTCGGCGGCCTTGCGTCCAAACTTGCTAAATTAGTAGTTGGTGTAAATGCCGCTAAGGGAGCTTTTAATGGTCTTAAATCAGCAATGGACTACTCATCCGATTTGACAGAGGTGCAAAATGTCGTAGATGTAAGTTTTGGAAAGTACAAGGGGAAGATTGAAGATTTAGCAAAGACTTCCATTCAAGACTATGGTATGTCAGAGCTGACAGCAAAGCAGATAGCGGGACGTTTCCAATCTATGGGTACAGCTGTAGGTTTTTCGCAGAAAAAAATGTCGGGAATGTCTACCGAATTAACAAAGTTGTCTGCTGATATGGCATCTTTTTACAATGTAAATCAAGAAGATGTAGCAAAGTCTATGCAGTCCGTGTTTACAGGAACAACAATGCCACTTAGAAAGTACGGTATTGATTTGACACAAGCTACATTGCAGGAGTGGGCGCATAAGCAAGGGATTGATGCGAATATCAAATCTATGTCGCAGGCAGAAAAGACAATGCTACGTTATCAGTATGTTATGTCTCAAACAGGTGCGGCACAGGGAGACTTTGCGAGAACAGCAAATACATGGGCGAACCAAACGAGAATGTTGCAGCAGAATTTTCAAAATTTAGGTTCGACTATCGGAAACATCGCTATCAATGCTTTTAAACCGTTCGTAAAGGCAATGAACTCCACGCTTGTGAAACTGAATGATTTCGCAAAACAAGCAAGGGACGCGCTCGGGAAGATTTTTGGATGGGAGTACGAAGAGGGAGGAGGCTCTACCCAAACGTATTCTGATGAATTTGCAGATGCCGCTGACGGAGCAAACGATACAGCCGATGCTACCAAAAAGGCTACAAAGGCACAGAAAGAGTTTAATAAGCAGTTGCAGGGTTTTGACCGTCTGAACAACCTTACATCCTCAAAAGGCAAGGATAATGACGGTGATGGAAAGGGTAGTGGCACTAGCGTTGGGGAATTTTCTAACATTGGCTCTGGAAGCGGAGGAAAGTGGAAGCAGAAAGACAGCATTTTCAAGAAGTTTGAAAGTGATATTGATACACTTGAAAAGCTTGGGAAGAAGATATCAACAACTCTGTCAAAGGCAATGGAGGATATTGACTGGAAATCCATATACCAAAAAGCGGCAGGATTTGGAACGGGGTTAGCATCTTTCCTTAACGGACTTTTTGCAGGAGGCGAGGGAGCGAGACTTTTTTCTGATTTAGGAAGCACTATAGCAAATTCTCTGAATACAGTCCTTACTGGCTTAAACAGCTTTGCGACAACTTTTAGTTGGGATGAATTTGGAAGAAATTTGGGAATTGGAATTAACGGATTTTTCACAACGTGGGATGCCGGTCTTACTGCTGATACATTTAATAATATGGCAAATGGCGTTCTTACAGCAATAACATCAGCATTAAATCGCATTCACTGGGATTTAATTGCTAAACGCATCGGAGAGCTGATAAAGGGGATCGATACTAAAGGAATCGGTGAAAATTTCGGAAAACTTGTCAATTCTATAGTAAATGCTCTTTATACTTTGGTATCTAATAAGGAGACTTGGAAAGATTTAGGCACAAAGATAGGGGATGGAATAAACGGATTTTTCAAGGGATTCGGAAAAAGCGGATGGAAAAAGCTCGGAAAAACAATAAGTAATACTTTCAGTGGATTTGTGACCACGATAACTACGGCATTAAACACTGTGGATTGGGAGTATGTCGGTCAATGCATCGGAGATTTTATTTCTGGAATTAAATTTGGTAAAATTGCATTTAACCTTTTGAAATTGGCGAAAGCACTGGCAACAGCCATAGCAAAAGCGATTAAAGGCTCTATGGAGACGGCTCCAATCGAAACGGCCTTAATTGGAGTATTTGCATTTTTGAAATTCACCGGACTCGGTAAATGGGTTTTTGGTAAGCTTGCATCGAAAGTGATGAAAAAAATTGCTTTATCGCTAGGTGCAGAAGCAGCAACAAAAGCCGGAATAGGAACGGCAATTGCTAAATCGGTAGGAGGAGCTGTGTCAAAAGTGCCGGCCGCAATAGGAACTTTTATGTCGAGCGGAGCGGCTGCTACAGCTGCAAGCGTTCTTGGTGGAGTGGTAGCGGCGTTGGGTGCGGCATTTGCCGGATTCCATTTAGGAAAGTGGATAGGACAAAAACTTACGTCTGATGATATGAAGCAGTATCAATATGATTTCAAGTTTAAGGACTTATTCACATACGACCCTAAAGAATGGGCGCAAGGAATTAAAGATTGGTGGAAAGATGCTACCGGTCAAAATGAGGAAGAAGGCGGCGGTGGTCACAGTTTTGATGTAAAATACAAAGTTGATGCTTCGGCCGTCAATAAAGCTGACGAAAGTCTGAAAAAGACACGAACAGTTACAACAAAGCTAAAAGCTGAAAAAGCACCGGACTTCGTGGATGGATATAAGAAGTATTTTCAATTACAAAACAAAACGATTAAGGCTAATCTGAAAATAATTGGCGATATCGAAAAGCTACGAGAAATGTCGAAGAATCCATTGCTTACCGATAAAGGAAAGGCAAATACGATTAAAAAGACTGTAGAGCTTGAGGTAAAACTTAAGCAAAAGAATGGAAAGGCTCTTCAGATTGACGAAAGCACGCTTAATGTGCTTAATAACATAAGCAAAAAAGCTGATGGAGGTATTTTCTCCGGCGGTAAATGGAAAAGCATTAAAGGATATGCAGGAGGAGGCGTTCCTAATATGGGGCAAGTGTTTATGGCGAGAGAAGCGGGTCCGGAGCTTGTCGGAACGATTAACAGACATACCGCTGTCATGAATAACGATCAAATTGTTGCTTCTGTGTCAGATGGCGTTTTCAATGCATTAAACCCAGTGCTTACAAAAATGGTCGTTGCAATCAATAAGATGAATAGTGCCGGAAACGGTCAGGCTCTTTATGTCGAGGGAGTGTCTGATGGTGACATTGTCAGAATTACGACCGATGCAAACGAAAGATTTAAGAAAGCAAACGGCAGACCACTTTATGCATAGACAATCTGTCGTTTGTGGTGTATAATAAGGTAAATTTCAAAAATAGGAAGGAGAAATACTATGATTATTAAATGTAAGGAGTGCGGAGGGGATGTATCAGATAAAGCGGAAACGTGTCCTCATTGTGGATATTCGATGAAAAGTAATCCGAAAACAGATGATGGGCTGAAAATTAATCCGAAAAGTGATTGGAAGCCATCGCCAACAAAACAAAATGTTGCACCGAAAATCAAAAAAGAGAAAAAGAAGCATGGTTGTCTTTGGAGTATCGTTTTAGTTATTTGTGTACTTGGATTTTTTTGTTGGATAACAGACGATAACGATAATGACGATGCAGGGAAAAACTATAATCAAGAGACAGTTTCCGATAATCAGCAAACAAAGAACGAAGAAAAGAAGAAAACAGAATATGATTTGAAAAAAATATACAGCGGTCACAAGTGCAATATAGCAATAACAAGTGGCGATGATGAAGGATTTTCTTTTGACATAGAAAACAACAGCAAAAAAGACTTTTCTTTTGACATTCATTCTATGGCTATCAATGGAGTAATGACTAACTGTAATATATACAGTTTTTCTACAAGTGTTCCAAGCGGTAAAAAAGGGACGATGGATGTTGACTTTGAAGATGGATGGCTGTCTAAAGGCGATAACGTACAGTATGTAGATTTGGTAATATGGGCGTACGATGATGCGAAAAATTACAGAGATTTTTACACTAAAAAGATAAGAATCAAAACGAATAATTTCAAAGGAGAAAATAAATTCTCTGGCGGTAAAGGTTCCAAAAAGAAATCCGGATTTGTAATTTTGAAAGAAAAATTAGATTCTGATAAATTCGTTTTCTCGGTTATAAATAATAATAACTACTATGCGAATTTGGATTTTACAAACGCTTCCGTTGATGGATGGGCTTTGGAAACAGAATATTTATTCGACACACAAGATGTATGCGTATATCCTAAATCAGTAACAACTATAACAGCAGATATTTCGGATCTGACATCCAAGAAAGGCATTGAAAATCCGAAAAGCGTAGAGTTTTCTTTGAAATACAGAAAAAATGGAGATTATTTCAAGGAAAAAACAATAAAAAAATTAAAGTTTTAGAATTTGATTTCAAAAAAGCATTAAAAGAGCGGATAACACCGCTCTTTTTTATTTCCGGCTATGTCTATTCAGAGCCGCTAACCTTTAATAATTGGAGGTAGAAAATGGCAGGATTTGAGAAAGCAAAAGGTCTTGTTTCGATAGCAACCGGTTATTCCGGAGGTGATTATCAGTATACAAAGATTGATAAATACATTGCCGCCAACAATCTTAATATTACACCCGGCAGAGCGCAGGACCTTGACAGCTATGTAAATGCAAACGGTCATCTTAAAAGAAATGTGTTAAAGCATATGCGTGACGGAATCGCATTTTCGACCATTTACATGAAAAACACTACTATGCGTTCTTTCATGAACATACTTACTACCGGCATGAAGCAAAAAGATTGTGCGGGATTGCCGGAAAAGAAAATAAGGATACGGTATTTCAACGAATGGACTAACGATTATGACCACGGATTTTTTTATGTTCCGGACGTTCAATTTCAGTACGGAGGTACTTATGAAGGAGTTCCAACGTATATGCCTATTTCGTGGGAGTTTATTGAGTATTAAGGAGGTGCCGTATGCTTAATCTGACAGACGAACAAAAAGCTATGTTTTATTCTTCTGGATATTACAAGGGATACAGGATGGTTTTTGATGATATAAATCTGACGATTGATAACGAAATCATCCATCAAGAAAGTGTTACAATCACTCAATCTATCTGTAGCGATGAAGAGTTGTCTTTGGGCGGTTGCATCGCTTCTAGTATTGAATTTGAAGTATCAGAAGTCATGGACAAGGATGTTTCTGGATTAGAGTTTAAGTGCTATATGGATGTGGAGGACGCAGAAGGGAACACTGTTTTGACAATCCCTATGGGGGTATATCGTGTCGATAGTGCAAAGTGTGTAGATGATAAGGATTACAAGAAAATAATCGCATATGACGCGCTCTACGATGCGTCAGAAGATGTGTCGGAGTTTTATAACAACATTTTTGCGGAAAAAAAGGAGGTTTCATATGCTGAGCTTCGATTGAAGATTTTAAATCATTTCGGGATTGATTTCGTGGGACGGAATTATATAAATGACGATGAAACAGCAAAAAAGACATTGTCTCCGCAGGGGAATTTGACTGGAGTAATGATTTTGAAGTGCATTTGCGAAGCAAACGGAGCATTTGGTTACATTGATAGAAACGGTAAGTTTGCGGAAGCAATCGCAAGGGAAGCAGCAGGACTATTCCCGGAAGAAGATTTATACCCGGCAGAGGATTTATACCCGGAAAGCGGAGCGAACGTTCAATATGTCGGCGCAGAAACAGACAAAGCGCAGTATATCAATACAAAATTTGAAGAATATGAAACGATGCCTATCACATGCGTGACAATTAAGTCGTCCGCCGATGACATCGGTGTTGCTTCTAGCGATGACGAAAGTAACCCATATATCATTTCTTCAAATTTTTTATTTTACGGAAAAACTCAAGAAGAGCTTAAAAGTATCGGAAAAGGAATACAAAGCGTGTTAAGTGGCTTTGTTTATCGACCGAACGAAACTACGCTTGAGGGGTTGCCTTATATGGATGTTGGCGATTGGTATTCTCTTGTAAAAAATAGAGATGGAGTTGTCTCGCCCATTCTTTCAAGAACGCTTACGGGTGTTCAAGGTCTAAGAGATACGTTTTCGTCAAAAGGAAATAAGGTCAGAGCGAATGAGCAGACTACGAGAGATGAGCTTATTCAAAACATGGGTAAAAGCCTTGAAATCCAAAAATCAATAGACGGTCTGTCTGCCGATGTGATTGATCTAGAAAAAAAAGAGCAGAGCCATTTTGAGCAAACTTCTAGTGCGATTGTCCTTAAGGTTGATAAAAATGGTCGGATGGTCGAAGTCGGGCTTGGCGTAAATGCTGATGACGGAAAAAATTATTTTACCGTCACTTCTGACAACATAAGCTTGACAGCGGAAGAATTACTTGAACTTGTCGGCGGTCAACTTCACCTTGAAAGCACGAAAAGCGCAGAAAGTTTAATAAAATTATCCAATTACAACGTAAGCGCAAAAATAAACGGAGAAGATATAGCCATAAAATTCTTTGGTGAAGGAAGACCTAAAGATATTTCTGTCCCCGGTGGAACGGTAGAATTAGATTCACCTCCGCAAATAGGAGACTATTACTTCAATCTGTCTGCATCCGAAGTTTTTCAGTTTAAGCTTGGAAACGGGGCGCACTGGGCTGACGTTACAGACGAATTAGATTCCGTTCCCACTGTCGAGTGGACTAATACGGAAATGAATACGGAAAACGGTTTTTCTACGACAAAGTATAAGACGGTTTACCTTGATGATAATTCCAGAACCGGAAGTAAAAACGCATATCAAAACGGCGATGAAACAAAGGTGTCTTGTGATGGTATCAGTTTAAAAAAGACTGTTTATACAACCAAAATGGGAACGCCGACACAGCAAGAAATAGAATCGAAAATTCGCGTTGAAGAAAATGGGTATGATGCATCGCTAAACCCCATTTCGATAATAAAAATTGATTCTGCCGTTTCTGCTGATGGTGATTTGTCCGTAAATGGCTCGGTTAATGCAGAGGGAGACGGTGTTTTTCAAGAAAATATGGCTTGCGGTGGTACGATGTCTGGAAATTCCTTGGTAGTGAATGGAAGCCAGCTCATATGCGGAAGCATCGTAAAAGAACTAAGCGCTAATAGCATGGTTTTGACTATTTCAGCCCCCGGAGTGGATCAAACAATGCCGGCATCTATGTGCAATGGAGATTTGGAATCGGCAGATTTTGAAATAGGAACCGTTGCCATAGCACCTACGAACCAAACGATAAGCGCAGTTGTTAGCAGTAAAACATTGGCAACAATTAGAGTTAATTACTCATATTGGAAAAAACTTTAAAGGAGGTAAATAATGGACAGTAAATATTCGATAAGCGAACCTCAAGAAGTGCTTTCTTCTGATTATTTAGGGACTTTTCTTATAAGGCAGAATGCTAATCAGTATGCTTGTAAGAAAAAAACGGATACAGAAGAATGGTGGGCGATTGGAATGATTGCTAATGACGGAACGTATTGGCATCCTCTGATTGTTTCAAACACAGAAGCTTATTGCTATTCATATAGCGATAATTACAATAACGGAAATCCGCTTTCTAATAAAACGGCGAGCTTTGATTATAACGGGACAATGTATTATGCTTCATTTGGCGCATATGGTTCTGTTGGCGGCAGTGTGTCGACAAATGTTTCGATACCAGTTTATTCAGAAACAAAATCTTCTGACATTTCGCATATGGCACAAATCCTTTTAGGACTGCATTTGCAGGATGGTGGTACGTTGCCTAGCGGGGACGATTCTTCTGGAAACTATCAAAAAGTCGATTATTTGAGAATCAACTGGGAAAACAAGTCTGAAAGTTTGAAAACTCCAATTGATAAGGGCAATCTCAATAAAATGGATAAAGCCATTGATGATTTGTGTAAAAACCTTGATGTTGCGCATACGGAATCAGAGGTTAAAAAACTTGATAAATCGTCAGCAAATAAGCTTCTTTCCGAAACGCCAACATGGGATGCAGAAACAGGAATTTTGACATTTAAGTTTTTTGACGGAACGAGTTTCAACGTTGATTTTAATGTCGAGAAAATACCTGTTTCTTTTTCGATGGATAGTAATGGCGTTATCACAATGACTACCGATGATGGAACGGAGTGGACTGCCGATGTTAGTAAACTCATTCAAGATTACAACTTTAATAACGGTCTTAGAATTTCTTTTACAAAAACGAAAAATGAGGATGGTTATGAGGTTAGCGCAGATCTTGTAAAGGGGAGTATAACGGAAGAGTATCTTGAGGAGAATTATCTTGCAAATATAATTAGTAATGTAAATGCTTCTAACACCAATGCTTCCAACGCCGCTACAAGTGCTACAAACGCCGCTAACGATGCTAAATTGGCTCAAAGCTATGCGATAGGCAGTATCGGTATTCGTGATGGAGAGGATACCGATAACGCAAAATACTATTCACAGCAAGCGAGTAAGGCGAAGCAGGAGATTTTAGATTCTATGAATATTGCTGGTCGTGGGCTTACTGTAGAATACGATGCAGATTCGAAAAGAAATGTTTTTGCGTTGGCGAGAGAATGTGTTCAGATTACAGATTGGAATACACAGTTTTACACAGGATTTTATGGAAGTAGCGTTTCGGCAAATGGTGTTCCTAGCGATGCCGCAAATTATGGGACTGCATTTTTTGGGATTGTATTGCAAGCTACGGACAGCGCAAATCGTTCTTCGGTTGTTTATCAAACCGGAATTGTTTATAAGAACAGCAGAACAGATTTTTCCGGAATTAAGAAGTATGAAAGAGTTTATGCGCAGGGTCAGTGGTCGTCGTGGGAGGATACAAACTCTTTTCGCGATGAAGATAAAACCAATCTTGACAATCTTGTTTTGCAAATTGAAAATCATTATGTGAAAAAAGATGTACCAGAAAATGCAGTATTTACTGATACAGTATATGATGATACAGAAGTACAGAAAAGAATATCTGATAATGGTTATGGCGAAATTGCTGGTGGTAAGAATCTTGCAAAATCATATAAGATTGCTACAACTGCGGAGCAGTATTATACGGCTTTGTCAGTGGATGCAAATTTACAACCATCAACAACATATACTATCTCGTTTATTGGGGCTAGTAATTATATTGGATATCCAAATGAATTTATTTTTATCACTGCGGAACCATTTACATGTAATGGAGAAAGACAGTCTATAACACTTACCACCAAAGAATCTTTGCCAGAGGATCAACGAGTTTATCCTGGGTGGCTATTTTTTAAAAATTCTGAGGGTAATACAGTAATGCCATCATTTACAGATGTGCAAATTGAATTAGGTTCAGAAGCTACATCGTATGAACCATACTTCCCATCTAATAAGATGCTTGCAGAAGAAAAAGCAGATAAATCAGAAACCACTGTAAACCTTTTGAAGCCTACTTTGGAAACCACCACTGTAAATGGTGTAACTTGCACCAATAACGGGGATGGTACTTATACATTGAATGGTACTGCTAGTGCAGGTGCAAACTTTTTTTTACAAGGTAGTTATGGAGGTCATACGCCTATTATAAATAAAGTAGGACACTTTAAATTAACACCTCTTACCAGAACTTATGTTAATCTGCGTGTACAACTATACCACAATGTAACCGCTTTAACTGTAACAGATAATATAGTTACAGTTACGCAAGACACATTGATTACTCTATTTAATGTACAAACTGTGGAGGGCGTCACATATAATAATGAAATTATTAAACCAATGCTTACAACAAACCTCTCAGCTACCTATGATGACTTTGCCCCATATACAGGTGATACAGGTAGCCTTAATGGTGATGTGGCTGACTTGAGAGAAAATGTAGACAATTTAGTAGAACTTGGAGAAGATATTACAGATTAGGAGGTAAACAACTATGGCTTATAAAACAGGATGGATGAAGAAAATCATTAACGGAGTTTCAACAAAGGTATTTGCCTTTGCTCATGCAAAGACGGTTTATTCGGATTTTACGAACAAATTGACGCTGGAAGATTTTTTGCAAACAAAAAAACTTCGGATTTTCACAGACAAATCGGATTCTGACTATTATCGAGAAATCGAGCCGGTTTCTGGAAATCCGGAAATCAAGACACCGCCGATCATCGTTAAGGGGTCTGCCAATTCTTATAGTAGTGATTCTGATAATGATATTGTAGGGGAAGATTACAGTTATGCTCAAAAAAAAGATGTAAATTTGAACATTCTTGATTCGCTTATTTCATCCGCTCAAACAACATCAGGAATTAAAGTGACGCCAAGAAATTCAACTAGCTTTGGCGGTAGTTACTATAGGGTGATCGGGACGGCTACAGAAGATGTCACTATTCCGCTTTATTCCGTATCAAACTCATTAAGTGATGCACTTTGGTTTGCAGGGAATATCAGCTCTTTAATGTCGGCAAATACATTTTATTACTTAATTTCTGACACGGCAGGAAATAGCGTAGAACTCGGAACGGATGAATCTAAAACGCAAAGTGTAAAGCTGGGAACTCACAGCGGAACAGTGACCGTGTCGCTGGTTGTTAAGAGCGGAACGAAAGTAACACTTAACGCAGTCGTTAGGGGAGGATACAAAAAGCAGTATACCTTTTACGATGTTGCCAGCCAAAAATACTCAGACAAAATCGACAATGTTGCAGATGCAGTGCTTGACGTGAAGAACACAGCTAATTTTTCACACAATATTCCGAGAATTGTTCCGAAAGATCTTACATCTTATATTACAGATGGTACCTTTTATAAGCGTTTGAACGGAACAGATGGTTTTGAGCTTTTTGAAGACATTTACGTTGGTGATTATATTAAAATGTCCAGAGCTATTACTTGTCCAGATTCGACTAATGGAACTGTTGGTAGCCAGTATGTCACAATCGCAGGTTTGGATACTATGATGTATAATGGTGAAGATGGTAAATATGTAAATTATCATCATGCAGTTATGATTCCTGGTCAAGGCTTTGAAGGAACACAGCATTTTGGTAGACACGCCATGAACGCAACCAACACAACGGAGGGCGGATATGTTGCGTCAATAATGGATCAATCGGTTTTGGGCGCAGTCGCAACAGAGGGCTCTACTGCTAGTGGAGCAACAATCAACCAGCAATTATATGCCGAGTTTGGAAGCCATTTAAAAACAACAGATGAATTATTATCAAACGGTATCAACGCAACCGGCATAAATCGTTTTGGAACAGCTGACGGATGCAGTAATAATTGGGCTTGGAACATGAGACAGGCAGTGCTTATGAGTGAGGCTGAGGTTTATGGTTCCCCTATTTGGTCATCCAGCGGATATGATACGGGTATTGCGAAAATGCAGTTGCCGCTTTTTGTTCATAGTAGAAGAGCAATGAATCGTCGGACATCATGGTACTGTCTTAAAGATGTAGCGTCTTCTTCTCATTTCTGCGTTTGCAACGACACTGGCAGTGCGTACTACGGTGGTGCAGGCAATACATGGAATGGTGTGCGTCCTCGCTTTATACTCTCATAATAGCCGTTCACCCCTTTGGATAAGGAATTTAATAAAATGTTTGGAGGTAATCATTATGGAAAAAGAATTTGAAGAAATGATGAAGAAACAGGAAGAGAGACAGGAATTGGAAGCGGAGCTTCGATGCCTACAGTCTGATTTACAGCATAACACGTCCAAGTGCGGTGATTGGCGAATGGCAAAGGCTATGGAAAAGCTTATTATCGGATTGCAGGATTGTGAAGCGGAGAATGTCGGTAAATTTGTAAAGGACTGGGCTTCTGATACATATGCTTCCATCGGTGGAGATATTCATAACCGTGTAGAAAAGAGGAAACGTGTAAACGAAATCGAAGAAGCACTGAAAGAAATCTGATTAAAGGGGGCATATGCCCCCTCCTTTTTTATTGCCAATAATTCAATCACCGAACGCCCCATTTTCCATTGCTGTCGATAAAACCGACCACATAGCCTATCCTATCGTCAATTTTGCTGTCGGGGATAATGTCAGAATCGCCATAAAGGGATATGTAATGCTGCTCTTTCCTGCCGTTCCGAACACTGATTTCTTTCTTGACAATGTAGATACCGCCACCACTGGTAATAATGCAATGCTCGCCTTTGACAGCTTCACGGTCGCAGGCAACCAGTACAATCTCATTTTCCATATAATAGGGCATATAACTGTCGTTAGGAATTTTAATTCCCGTATAAGCCTTGGATTTCACATTTGACGGAAAATTCTCTAAATTGACCATTTCAGATACGTTGGTAGTTGCTAGGATTCCATTTTCATACTTCGGAACGAATACAGAGATATAATTAGATTTGTTATTAACTTTTGAGTAAAGCATTTGCTGATGACGTATAAAGTATCGAACTAACAGAAGTGCGTTTTCTGGCAACCCTCGGCAAATTTCCACACTTTCACGCATTTCCTTTGTCATAGTCTGACAGCCGACCAATTCATCAATGCTGACCTGTAATGCCCTTGCCAGTGCAATGACGGTAGACAACCGTATGCCCTGCTTGTCTTTGTATAGCAGATTGTTTATCGTTGGTATCGGTACGCCAGACTGTTCCGAAATATCCCGTATCGTGATATCTGGGTCCTGAACGTACATTTCCACGTTACGGCGTAGCGTGGCAATATCGTCCACTTTGTCAGAGCGAATCAACTTTGTCGAAATTTGTTTTAATTTTTCATCCCTTATCATACTTTCTCCTCCTATTAAGCGTGCTATAATGGTTTTACCCCCTACAAAGAGGGGGCTTCAAGTTTTGGCATAGGGGCGGTAGTTATTGGCGTTTCTACCGTCCCGAAATTTTAAGCACATAAAAATTTTACTCCGATTATGAAGTATTGACAATACCGAACATACGTTCTATAATGGGGTAAATCGTCACTGGGAGATTGGCTATGGAGGATGTATATGGAAAAGGATGAATTGAAACAGGAAATTATTGAAATGGTTGAAAAGATTGACAATGAAGAATGGATTGTATTTATACATACATTATTGAAAGGTCTTTCTGCTTAAAAACAAAGCCACAGGCTTTCAACTGCCTGTGGCTCATTTTTTATTCGCCCTTGTATATTTCGTCTAATAAGCTCTCAAGGCTATCCCATCCGTTTTCATCAAGCTTTGCTAATGCGATCAAAAGACGCTTCTTAAATGAATTTTCATCATCTTTCAGAACGTCTGTCAACAATTCTGCTATCGCTTTGCTTTTATGTATAGGGTTATACATTTCTCCTTGACCGGTTGTAAGCCATTCTTCATTTACATTAAATTCTTTGCAGATGTCCGAAATTGTTCTATCAGATACATTTTTCTTCTTATTTTCTACTTGATTTATGAAGTTTCTTGACAACCCTAGCCTTGCGGCGAATTTTTCTTGGCTTTCTTTACTTTCTGACCTTACCTTTATTATTCGGTCGAAAATGTCCATTTTCTTTGCACCTCCTTTCACTGAAATAATAATACCATATAAAAGTTTACAAGTCAACACAAAAAGTGTTGACAAGTGTTTACAAGTGTGCTATTGTATGTTTACAAGGAAACAGAGAGGAGGTAAAAGCCTATGAGCGAAAAGGAAAAGAACATTGTCGAGAAGCTCAAAGACGCCATTCCTAAAATGTCGGATTTTGACAAGGGATACATTCTCGGAAAAGTAGAGAATATGGCAGAGCAGAAAGAGAAGAAGCATAAGGAGGCAAAGGAGGCTTAGTTTGGACGAACTGGTTTACTTAGAAAAGGAAGAAGCGGTTTGTAGCAGTTTGGATGTTGCTTCTCATTTCGGAAAGAAACACACTCACGTCATAAGAGCAGTGGAAGAAATCAAGAAAAATAGCTCAGCCCAAAATTGGGCTCAGTCATTTCGGGAGACTTCCTATAAGGATAAGTCGGGGAAAACCAACAAAATGTACCTTATGAACAGGGATGGGTTTTCGTTCCTTGTTATGGGATTCACTGGCAAGAAAGCGAACGACTGGAAATGGCAGTACATAAACGCTTTTAATCAGATGGAGAAAATCATCCGTGAGCGTCAGTCCCAGTCGTGGATTGAAAGCAGGTCGGTCGGCAAGCTGTCACGAAAAGCCGAAACGGACGTACTCAAAAAGTTAGTCGAGTACGCAAAGCAACAGGGCAGTGAACACGCTGATATGCTGTATATGACTTATTCCAAACTGGCAAACAAAACAGCAGGCGTGACAGACAGGGAAACAGCAACAACGCAGCAACTTATGAACCTGTCGTTCGTGGAAAACATCATTTTGAATATGGTGCAGGACGGCATAAAGCAGGAGTTACCGTACAAGGAAATTTACAGGAACGTCAAGGACAGGCTGACGGTCGTTGGTCGGCTGGCATATCTGACGGCATAGAAAGGAGGGAAATATGGAAAAGCAGAGGTATAAAATTTCAGACGATGCAGGGAACAGCATTATTGCTCTGAAAGAGGATGACCGATTTGTGAGCGTTGGAGAAATGGCACAGCACGTTGCTATTGATATCTTAGAAGATTATCGGGATATCAAAAATGGCATTAAGAAAGCCGGTGAGACAGATATTAAGCTGTCAATCAAGGTTCTCAATGCCATATCTCCTATTGCGAAGCAGTTTACTACCGAGAGTTATTTCGGAAAGGATTTGTAATAGCTTCGACTTTTGCAGATTGCGGTTTTTCCTGCGTGACAGAGCGTTCTATTTCATTACAGTATTGGTCGTACAGTTTTTTGAAATCATCGAAAGAACCATCATATCCGCAGATTTTAGCAACTGCAAATTCAGAGATGTACTTATCCATAGTTTCACCTCTTTTCTATTAGGATAAGAGGATTATATCACAATGAGGAGGGAAGATGTTGACATTACAGGTATTAAATCGAAGTTTGCTTGACGCAATTCCGATTTCTATTTTTGTGATTATCACCTGCGCCACTTCGTATTGGCACGCAAGGTCAGAGCAGGGATGGGGATTATATGGTCTCTTCTACACTATATTTTTGGGAATTGTTTCTCAGATATTTGTAGGATTTTGCCCAATGTTTTAGCGACAGAAGATAGTTTTACCTTTGCTTCTGATGTATTCCTTGAAAGTATCAATTCGTTTAGTTTCTGAAATTCATCCCAGTGTTTACTCGGTGTGTAAAGAAACAATTCATTGTAACAACGAATGTATTCAATACGCTGACTTTGGTAATTCGACTCTATTTGCCGAGAAACGCTACTTAGGAAGTTTGAAAATACTTCTTGCTGTTTTTCGTAATAAGAAGATAGTTTTTCGTATTTTAATTCAATTCTTTTCATGCGGCTGTTATGGACGTTGTTTATCAAAGCCACAATAACGGGAGATACGATAGAAACTATAAGCGTGATCGCAGGAATGATTATTGACAAATTTTGTGTTTTCAAAGAAAGCATATGAAATCCTCCTAAATTTTTTAGGACATTATATCACAGAAAGGAGATTAGATGGAAGATTTACAGATTTTTCAAAACAGTGAGTTTGGAGCAATCCGAACCGTAACTGTGGATGATGAACCAATGTTTTGCTTGGCTGATGTTTGTAGAGCGTTGGAAATTAAAAATCCCTCAAAGGTGGCTCAAAGGCTTGACGATGATGAACGCACTAACTTGAAGTTAGGGCGTGCAGGAAATACGAATTTCATTACAGAAAGCGGTCTTTATGCTGTTATCCTGCGAAGTGATAAGCCGAATGCAAAGAAATTCCGCAAATGGGTCACGTCAGAGGTGTTGCCGTCAATCAGAAAGAACGGCGGTTACATTGACGGACAGGAATATTTATCTGATGAAGAGCTGATGGCAAAAGCGTTGGTTGTTGCAAATAACAAAATCGCAGAGAGGGACAGGATTATTCAACGTATGAAACCGAAAGAGGTTTTTGCTGATGCGGTAGCAACCAGTAAGACGTCAATCCTTGTTGGCGATTTGGCAAAACTGATTTGTCAGAACGGATACCAGATAGGGCAGAAACGATTGTTTGAGTGGTTACGGAGCAACGGCTACTTAATCAAAAGTGGTTCGTCAAGGAATATGCCGCAACAGCGGTATGTCGAGCAGGGGCTTTTCGAGGTGAAAGAAAGCAACTTTCAGAATCCCGATGGCAGTGTGAGAATTACCCGAACCACAAAGGTTAGCGGTAAAGGTCAGATTTACTTTATCAATAAGTTTAAGCAGATGGAAGGATGATTTTATGGATGATAACGAAGTAATTGACCGTTTGTTTGAAATGGTGGTCTTAATAGTGGTAGTTGCCGTGATTGCAAGGTTTTTATGAAAGGAGAAAAAAGATGGAAGTTAAAGAGCTACTGGAGCTTTATATGTACGATGATGACGAAGTTTTTATTTTTGAAACAGGGGAGGAGAAGCAGATATTCAAAGGCACGATAACAGATGTTCCGGAGGATATCGAAAGTAGATTTGTTTCGGGTTTTGGTTTCAACGAATTTAACGAGTTTGTTATCAATGTTTAGAAAGGAAGAAAGATGAAAAGAAAGAAAATAGCACTTTTTGTGTTGGCGGTAGTCGTACCGCTGTTGATGGTAGCGGATATCGGATGTCAGTTTGACGGGCTTCTTAATAATAAGGAAGTAATCGTGCAGGCAAAACCGAAAAAGAAAGCTTCTATCGTCTGGAAGAAGTATAAAGTTACAGCATATTGCCCTTGTCGGAAATGCTCCGGTAGATGGGGGAGATTAACTGCGACAGGATCGAAAGCAAAGCAGGGACGTACCATTGCAGTTGATCCTAAGGTGATTTCGTATGGAACAAAGCTACACCTAAAGGGCATCGGGAAATTTACCGCCGAGGATTGCGGGGCAAAAATCAAAGGGAACAAGTTGGACATTTACTTTGAAAGTCATAAGGATGCAGAAGAGTTTGGCGTTCAGACTGTCAAGGTTAGGATTTTGAAGAAAGGAGAGTAGGATATGTGGATAAATCCGTTTTGGGCTGGAGTTTTAACAGTTGTCGGAATTGAACTGCTGGCATTTGTGGCAATCATTCTGTACATAGGATTCAAACACGATGACAAGGAGTGATTTGTGGGATGGCACAGTTAAAGAGACCAAAGAAATTGAGCCGCCGTCAGCGTGAATTATGCAGTTTCAACTTTATGAACGCCGATGACTGGCTGTTGTTGGAGGAAATGGAGTTTTATATTCGATTTATCAACAAGACCACGGGAAAGGTTAGATATGTCGATAAGCTCCGGTTTGAAATAGAAAGGATGTAGAAAAATGGTAAATGTAGATTTTAATGAATTATCCATTATTGACTTGGAAGTTATCAGTGCTTTTACCGGCATTGGTTTTGTGATCAACAACGGAAAGGTTACAAAGATTGTATTTCCGGGAAAGGAGAAGTAAATGTTAGAAGTTACAGGAGTTGAAGAAAAGGTTTGCGAGTGCAAGAAGAATACCGTGGAGATTGACAAGTGGCGGTATGAAGAATTGATTAGCATGGAAAGCCGGATTGACGTTTTGGTTTGTCTCATAGAGCTTGAGGGGTATATCAACGTAAATCAGATGCTAACCATCATAGGAACCGTTAGCGCAAAGGAAGTTATGGAGAAATTAAAAGAAAAAGATAAGGCGCGGAAAGAAAGGATGGATAAAAAGATGGAGGAGATCAATGGCGGAAATTAAGATTTTAGATATCGAAATGACAAATTTTATGGCATATGGCTACGAAAAGGTCAGTTTCAATGATTTGACTAGAATCATAGGTCGTAACGGAGTGGGTAAAAGCACGATTGCGAATGCTTATATGTGGCTCCTGTTTGATTGTGACTACGATTTGACGCCGAAGCCAGTTGTAAGACGAGAAGAAAGCGGAGTGCCGGTTGATGGGGATGTTATTGTTACCGCCACATTTGATGTTGACGGCAAAACTGTCACAATGAAAAAGGTTCAGAAGCGGACACACAGCAAAGACGGCAGCAGTTATAAGGACGATAACAAATATTTTATTAACGACGTTCCAAAAACTGCAAAGGACTTTAAGTGTTACCTCGGCATTGATATGGACATTGTCAAGATGTGTTGCAACATTAACGCTTTTACCGCACAGAAGCCGGATGAAATGAGGAAATACCTTTTCGCTCATACGGATAGTATTAGCGATTACGATATTGCCGCAGAAAACGAAGATTTAAAAGACCTTTTACCGTTTTTATCTGATTACACAGCAGAAGAGATAACGGCAAGGAACAAATCCATTGTAAGCGATATGAAAAAGGAATTATCAACATATTCCGGTCGTATCGCAGAGAAAGAGCTGGAGATTAAGCAGAAGCAGGAAATGGACGTATCGGCATTGGAATTGCAGAAAAATCTCTTAATGGAACGTCTGAAAGAAAACAAAGACAAGCAGGCTTCTAATAAAAAGTTGATGGATTCTTATGATAAGGAGACGAATGATATTCTTGATATGAGATTCCATCTTAATGATATGGTCCGTGAGGCGAATGAGAAAACGGAAAAAGAATTGAGTGACATTAAAAGTCAGATTGGAAGAAAAAAAGAGCTTTTTACCAAGCTTAATGTAAAAATACATAAGAATACTTTTGATCTTTCTGGTTATAAAAAAGAAAACACTAAGCTGAATGAGGAAAAGGAAAGACTTTCTAAAGATTGGCAGTCTGTGAAATCAGAGCAATTCGACGAAAAATCGACTGTATGCCCGACGTGTCACCGGGAGTTGCCGGATGAAGAAATTGAAACTCTTAAATCTGATTTTGAGAAGTCGAAAAACGAACGGATCAAAAAAATCGAGAGCGACGGTTTGAAGATTAAGAAAGAAATCGAGGAAAACAATAAAGAAATCTCTAAATTAGAAGAATTAAACAAAAATAACGAAGCTGATAAGAAGATTTTGGTAGAGGAGATTGAGAAGCTTGAAAATACTCTGTCTGAAGAAAGAATCGACGTTACCGGCACCGATGATTACAAGAAGTTGGAAAGTGAGATTTCCGAAAAGGAGAAATTCCTTGAGAAATACAATGATATTTCCACTTTGAAAACTATGCTAGCCGGAGAAGAGACAGAAATCCGATCAGAATTGGCAGAATGCGAAAAGCTTCTGACGCAGGCAGATACTTCCGATTGCGAGGAACGGTTAGAAGCTCTGCGAAAAGAGCAGCGTGAAAAATCACAGAAGCAGGCGGATGCAGAGAGGGTTCTTCATTTGATTGAGGATTTGGAGAAAGCGAAAAACTCAAAATTGGCTGATGCAGTAAACGCTAATTTTGGAATCGTCAAATGGAAATTGTTTGAGATTGGAAAATCCGGCGGTTATAAATCGGATTGCATTCCTATGGTGGATGGAAAGTCAATTCTAACCACTATGAGCAACAAAGGAAACCGTATTATTGGACGGATTGATATTTGTAATTCGATTCAGAAAATGAGCGGAATCCGATGCCCTATTTGGATTGATGATGTTGAGAGCTTGGATGAAGCGAACCGGGCGAAAGTAATTGATATGATCGAAAGTCAGAAGATTCTTCTGATTGTTGATAATAAAGATATGGAAATTATGGAGGGATAAAGAATGAGTAGTAAAACATTGGAAATGGCAAGGAAACTGGTAAAAAGACTTGAAGAAGAGGAGAAGAAAAGCAAAGTCCAGCTCTGTGAATTGCATCCGGGCGATACGTTCAAAATTGGAGATCATGATTTTATTGTGCTTGATCAGAATGAATATGCAGAAACAACGGCAGTAATTTCAAAAGGATTTATGGCAGAAGATATCGTATTTGATGATGATACGAGAAACTACAGCAAATCTAATCTTAGAAAGGTCATCGAGGGAGATATTCAGCCTATTATCGAAGCGGAGGTTGGTGAAGAAAACATCGTTGAATGTTCTGTTGACTTGACATCGGTTGATATGCAGGAAGAATTTTCTCGTTTTAAATGCAAGGTCAGACCTATTACATTTGATGAAGCAAGAAAGTACAATGATCTTCTTGTGAATAACGAGTTAAATGATTGGTGGTGGACTTGCACACCGTGGTCTACAGCTGAAAGAGGATGGGAGTATTCAATCGCCGTTGTTGCTTCGTCCGGTTTTATCAACTTCGGGAGCTGCTTTAACAACTTCGGTGTTCGCCCGTTTTGTATCTTAAAATATAATATCTTTGTATCGAAAGGAGAATAATTATGGCTAATTTAACAATGAAAATTTTGCAGGATCAGATCAACGAACTTAGGAATGATGTTGCTATTTTGAAATCGGAGAAAAGTGTTTCTAAAATCCCTTCCGGTCTTAAAATTGGAGACGCTTTTAAAATCGCAGGTCTTGACTGGAAGATTATTGACATTACAGACAAAGGTTATTCTTGCCTTTGTGAAATTTTAGAAGAAGAGATGAAGTTTGACGATTCTTCTAACGACTGGAAGTCGAGTGGTTTAAGAAAATATTTGAATGGCGAGTTTCTTAAAAAGATATCCGATGAAGTTGGTGAAGAAAATATCGTTAAGTTTGAAAGAGATCTGTTATCTCTGGACGGTCAGACGGAATATGAAAAGTGCGAAGATTCTGTTTCTCTTCTTACTGTAGATGAATACAGGAAATATCGAAGCCTTATTCCAAACGATGAAAAATGGTGGTGGCTTATTACTCCTTGGAGTACACCTTGCAACGATTACAAATATCCAGTTACCGTTGTTGCTTCGTCCGGTTTTATCTACTACTGGATCTGCAATTGCAACCGCGGTGTTCGCCCGTTTTGTATCTTTTCTTCTTCAATCTTTGAATCAGAGGAGTAATTAAATGGCTGGAACGGAATTAAAGGTAATCTTGAAAGCAAAAGACCTTGCTGAACATACATTGCGTGTGACTTCAAACTGCAATAGATATCCGAAGAAATACAGATTTTCTCTTGTGAATAAAATGCAGAATAAATCACTTGAAATCTATGAATATCTGTATGAAGCGAATCGAACAGATTTGAAGTTGTATCGCAGGGAACGGTCGGAGCTTCAAACCAAAGCAATAACGCATTGTGACGAACTTTTGTTTTACATTGAATTATCAATGAAACTAAATATCATAAATGCAAAAAGCATGGAATATTGGTCGAAGATGGTTTCCGACATTAAGCATATGGCGATTGCTTGGAGGACTAAGGACAAAGAAAGATAAATTTATTAGGTTGCGCACTGTATAAACCGTTGTTGCTTCGTCCGGTAATATCAACAACAGGAACTACAATAACAACAACGGTGTTCGCCCATTCTGTATCACACAGGCAGTTAGAGTAGGCAGTAAGCCGAAATCGGAAAAAGATACAAAAAAGTGCGCATCCTTTCCTAAAAGGATAAATACAAAGGAATTTTTAATATGGATAAAGACATTATTTGTGATTATGAAAATCTGTATAAGGCTTATAAGAAAGCTAAATGCGGTAAAAAATTCAATGGCAGCAGTGCAAAATTTCAGACAATGAGCCTTGAGGGACTGCATCTTTTAAAAGAACAGCTTGAAAATCAGACATACCGGATGAATCCGTACAATGAATTTAAGGTCTATGAACCTAAGGAGAGAGTGATTAAATCGTGTTCTTTTAAGGATAAAGTTGTTCAACATTGTCTGTGCGACAACATATTGTATCCGAGATTGGAAAGCGAGTTTATCAAAACCAATTATGCAGGGCAGAAAGGAAAAGGGACTCATTTCGGAATGAATTGTCTAAGAGATCAAATGCTTGATTTTTACAAAGTAAATGGTCTTAATGGTTGGATTCTTAAATGTGATATTACGAAGTTTTTTTACAAGATAGATCACGATGTCCTAAAAGACATTGTAGACTATCATTTCCCGGACGAGTATGTGAAGTGGCTAAATCATTTGTTTATAGACAGCACTGATGGTTTGGGACTTCCGCTTGGAAACCAAGTTGCACAGGTTTATGCGTTGTTGATGCTTAACGGGTTAGATCGTTTTATTACCGGAGAATTAGGTATAAAACTATACGGAAGATATATGGACGATTTTTACTTAATCCACCAAGATAAGGGATATTTGACGTGGTCCCTTGATTGCATAAAAGAATTTGTTGCAAGCCTCGGATTGTCGCTGAATGGAAAAACGCAAATATTGCCGTTTAAAAACGGGATACTGTTTACCGGTTTTCATCATTACATTACGAATGACGGAAAATACATAAGAAAACTTACAGGATCGAATAAACGTAAAATCCGCAAAAGAGTAAGAACATGGGTAAAGCTTGTGAAATCTGGAAGAATGACAGAAAAGAAGTTTTATGAGAAGTACAATTCTTGGAAAAATCATGCATTACACGGAAATTGCGTAAAACTTTGTTATTCAATGGATTTATATGTAAAAAAATTATTTGAAAGCGAGGAATGACTATGGAGAATACAGAAATTAAAGAAGCAGAAAGCAAAGAACTGGTTGCAAAAGATTTCACAGAGGGAATGGTCGTAAAGATCAAGCAGAAAGAGCAATTCGGCTTGACGTTCCCTAAAGATTACAACTATACCAATGAGTTTATGTCGGCAATGCTTATTTTGCAGGAGACTACTGACAGAAATAAAAAGCCTGTTTTACAGAGTTGCAGCAGAGCAAGTATCGAAAATGCCCTTATTGAAATGGTCACTGACGGTCTTTCTATGAGAAAGAAACAGTGTTATCCGGTGGCATACGGTGGCAAGTTACAATGTCAGCGTTCCGTTTACGGAAACACCTGCATTGCTAGACGTTTTGGGCTGAAAGATATCAATGCTTCTGTGATTTACAAAGGTGATATCTTCAAATTTCATAAAGAAAACGCAAAGACTATGATTGATTCTCACGAGCAGTATTTTGAGAATATCAACAACGATAATATCATTGGTGCTTATGCCGTGGCTGTTATGGATGACGGGGAAATTATTTCGGAAGTAATGACGATGGATCAGATTAAGCAGGCTTGGCAACAGGGGTACGGATACAAAGAGAATGGAAATGGCACTCACCAGAAGTTTCCGGATCAGATGGCAATGAAAACAGTGAAAAACCGGCTTCTGAAATATATCAACAATTCGCATACCGGCACAGAGAGCGATATTGACGATTTGAATGTTGTCAGTGAGCAGGAAATGATTGAGAAAGATGTTGAATACGATGTTGAGCAGAACGCCAACAGCGTTGATTTCGATGAATCAGACGTTATCGACAGCGTTGCGACCGATGTTGACGATGCAGTGGCAGAAGAAAACGATGATTTGCCGGAATTTATGAAAGTGGAGGAGGCGTAGTATGAGGATTATATCACAGGATGGAAAATGCGATTATCCATACGAAAACATCACTTTGTTTATTGACTATATGGATGGACGTGTAATAAAGATTGTTCCGTCTACTGGTGGTTGCAAAGGTACAAAGATAGCCACATATTCAACCGAAGAAAAGGCGGTTCAGGCTATGGAAATGCTTAGAAAAGCGTATGCGGAAAATGTTGTTGTATTTCAAAATGTTGAGCCGACAGATGATTTAATAGAAGCTTTTAAGAGATATAGAACAGAAATTATTCGTGTATCTATTGATAACCGGTTAGCGGATATTAAATTTAAAAATCATCAAAATTTTTGTTTCCAATTCCCACAGGATGATGAAATTGAGGTGTGAGTATGAGATTAAAATGCTTAGGTTCATCGTCAGCCGGAAATTGCTATACGCTAACTTCCAACAGCGGAGAAACACTTATCCTTGATTGTGGAATACCGATTAAGGAGATTAAAAAAGGCTTGAATTGGAACATAAGAAATGTGGTTGGATGCATAGTCAGTCACGTTCATGCAGATCATAGCAAGTCAGTAAAAGATTTTGAAGCTATGGGTATTCCAATATGTAAGCCATATGAAACCTTGCTTATGAACCAGTTTCTAGCAAATTCTTATTTTACAGTAAAACATTTTGATTTAACAACGATTGACGGAAACTGGACACACACAGATGCAAATGGAACACCTTGCCCGATATACGGTTTTCTTATTGCCCACAAGGAAATGGGAAGATTGCTTTACATAACCGATTGCGAAGTTATCAAATGGAGATTCAAGGATATTGACCATATTCTTCTCGGTGTCAATTACGACAAAGATATGGTTGACTGGAGCGATCCGGCTAAAAACAATCACGTTTTCAGAGGACACTTATCCATTGAAACAGCTTGCGATTTTGTAAAGGCGAATTATTCAGACCGCTTACAGAACGTCATAATGTGCCATTTATCGAGCGAAAATGCTGATAGTGATAGTTTTATCGAGAAGATGAAAAGAGTCGCTTGTTGGGCGAATGTGGATGTTGCAGTAGCAGGGAAGAGTTGGGATTTGAAAAATCCTAGTGAGTGTCCGTTTTAGAAAGGAGATTATATGGCTAGAGAAATTTGCGGAGAATGCAAATATAACAAGTATTCTACAACAGAAAAGGAATTTTATTGTAGCAATACCGATAGCGACAATTACGGAATACCGATTATGTATAACGATAGTTGCGATGATTTTGAAGAAAAGGACGATTAAAGGAAGAAAGGAGCAGAAATGGAGAGATTAACAAAAAATTATTCAGATGGAACACACGGGGCTTCCGATGATTTACCTTGTGGAGAAAACAGTTACGATTACAAAAATTTGCTGATAGACAAATTAGGTAAATACGAGGATTTAGAGGAACAAGGCAGACTTGTCAAATTGCCTTGCAAAGCGGGAGATACTGTTTACGTTATTGTTGCGAAAAAAATATCTGTGCAGAAGATTCAAAGAGCGACGATTGATTCAGAAGATAGAATTGAATTTTGCACAAAAAGAAGAGGATTCGCATTGTTTGATATTGGCAAAACTGTATTCCTTACAAAATCTGAAGCAGAAGCAAAACTGAAAGAATTGAGAGGTGGAGATAATGACAGAATTTCAAAGAATTAAGGGAATGTCAGTAGAAGATCTGGCGGAGTTTCTTTACGGTGTATCAGAGGGAACGGCTAAATTTGTTTCCTGTGATGATGAGTGCGACAGTTGCAGCGGCGAAGAGGAAATTTGCGTACCGAGAATTATTGAGTTTTTGAAAAGTGAGGTAGACGATGGCTGATAAGCATACAAACGGAAATATGAATATTAAATTTTAGGAGGTAAAAAATTATGATTAAATCAAATATGGGAGAAGTTGAAATCAACGGGACAACTACAATTATTTTGGCAGAATTTTCAGCACTTACAAAAGGTATGGTTGAAAGTCTGACTGAAAATTACGGAAAAGACGAGGCGAAAGAAATGGTGGAAGAATCTTACAAAAGAGGTCTTATGAGTGAAAAGGAAATCAGAAAAGAATCGCTTGACATTCTTTCCAACATTTTTGAAAGCCTCAAAAATCACATTAAGGAGGATTGATTTTATGCGAGAATGTAAAAGCTGCGTCCATTATGTAAATAGCAAATGCAGTAGTTGGGATTGCTTGCACGAAACTTTGCAGGACTTTGAAAACCGCTGTTATGACAAATTTTCGGAGGAACTTATGGAAGTTATCAAAAAAGGAGATTGTATCGAAGAAAATATAATTAAAGAAATTTCGGATAAGCTGAAAGGAGCCGTGGAATGAGTCAGCATAAAAACATAGCGCAGATTAAGGCTATCGAGAAGAAAAACCGAGAGCGGCTTCTGAAAGTGAATCCTAATCTGAATGACCGTAGCGGTATTTACTTCCTTACCCGTACAGACGAAAACGACATTTCTTATTTTTACATCGGGCAGGCAGTGAACATTATTCAGAGAATGTGTGGACACTTAACGGGGTATCAGCATATTGATCTTTCCGTCAAAAAAAGGGGATTTTTCAGCGAGGAAAACCCTTACGGATGGAAACTGAATTTTATCAATTATCCAAAATCGGATCTCGACAAAATGGAACAGTATTGGATTTTGGAGTATACGAAAAGAGGTTATCAGTGCCGGTATAACAAAACAGCAGGCGGTCAAGGATATGGTAAGGAAAAGATAAATGAGTTTAAGCCCTCCAGAGGATACAGAGACGGTCTAAAACAAGGTGAAAAGAACTTAGCGAGGGAATTATCGTCTATTGCAGAAAAGCACCTTAAAATTGAAATTAGAGAGGATAAGAAGCACAATAAAATTTCTCAAAGGCAGTATGAGAAGTTTATGGATTTATTGAAAGTAGGTGAAAACAATGCTAATTCCGAAAGTTGAAGCCAAAGAGTTTGAAAAATTCGGCTTTAAGAAATGCAAGGGCGAATATGGTAAGAGTGGTTGCTATTACCTTTGCGTTGCAAGGGGGTGCAAAATGCTTTTTGTGAGCAGTGAGATTTTTGATGTTAATGATTGGATAGATAATGACCCAAGAATACACAAAGACGCAAATTGTAGATACCGAGACCACAGGACATATCTTGATATCATTTATGAGCTAATCAAAGCTGATATGCTTGTAAGTGATTGTTTGAAAGTAGGTGATTTGAAATGAGTAACAATGCGAATATAGTAATAGCACAGGCTTTAATGATGAGAATTAAAGATTATGTAGAAAGGGCCTTGGATAAAAAAGATGTAACGATTGATATAGCTATGACTGAAATACGCTATACAGTTGACGCTTATGACGAGTATTTTCAGACAGGCAGAAAGCCACAATAAATAACTAAAAATCAAAGAAAGGAATAGGTTGTCCGGACATAAAACCTAGGTTTCCTTTTGGTGAATTTTATGAATTTTGAAAATTATTCTTGTGATAATCAAATGTCTATGTTTGACTTCACAAGAGAACCTATCAGCATTACAAAGCCTATCCGATTGATAGAATTATTTGCTGGATATGGTTCGCAGGCTATGGCGTTAAAGAGAATAGGTGCAAAATTTGAACATTACAGAGTTGTGGAGTTTGATAAGTATGCTATTGCAAGTTATAACGCAGTACATGGTACTGATTTCCCCGCAATGGACATAACAAAGGTTCATGCAGAAGATTTGAATATCTGTGACACAAATACATTCACTTACCTACTTACTTACTCATTCCCTTGTACGGATTTATCAGTTGCCGGGAAGCAAGCCGGAATGTCTAAGGGAAGTGGTACAAGAAGCGGTCTGTTGTGGGAAGTTGAGAGAATACTAACAGAAATCAGAGATAGTAACGGAGAATTACCACAGATTTTGTTCATGGAAAATGTACCACAGGTACATGGCAAGAAAAACATCAATGATTTTGAGAAGTGGTTGTGTTTCCTGGAAATTTTAGGGTACGCAAATTATTGGCAAGATTTGAATGCTAAAAATTACGGAGTGGCGCAGAACAGAAACAGGTGCTTTATGTTTTCGTTCCTTGGCAATTACTCATATGATTTTCCAAAGCCTATACCCCTCAAAAAGAAGTTGAAAGACTATCTTGAGGATAATGTAGATGAAAAGTATTACATCAACAATGAAAAGGCTGACAAGCTGATAAAACAGCTTATTGACAACGGCACATTGCCACAACACAATCTTAACAGACAGACAGACAGACAGACAGACAGACAGACAGACAGACAGACTTGCGTTGACGGAACAATCAATAAACCACAGCAAAGAGAAGTTGCAAACTGTATCAAAGCAAAATATGATTGCGGAATCTCAAACTTGCGGTCAGACGGAAACTTGGTTGTTAAGCAATCAAGCAACGCAGTTTGAAAAGCAGATTGATATTGCAACAACTCTTATGGCGAGGGATTATAAAGGTTTTGGAAATCAATCTATGAATGGAGTGATTGAATGGAAGTAATAGGCAGTATATACACCGGAGTGACGGAAGATTTTCAGCGAGGTGTATATCAGATTGCAAGATGCGTAAAGGCTGAAAATCACGATTTAGGAGTAATTATGGCAGATGTAAATGTAATAGGTTCGCTTGAAAGCAAATTTGAAAGCACGAACCGAATTTATGATGTGGGGGGGGTGTAGTCCAACATTGAGTACTATGCAAGGTGGCGGTCAAGAACCGAAAATTTTTGAAAGTCAGATAGTTGCTATGCGTGGCAGAAATCCCGATAATCCGTCCGATAGGTCCGTGGGTAGACCAACAGAACAGAGATTAGAAGTGAATACGCAAAGAACCAGTAATTGTCTGACAAGTGTGCAGAAAGATAACCTTGTGATTGAGCCACAATATAGGATTAGAAAATTAACACCTAGAGAATGCGGGCGTCTTATGGCTGTATCCGATGAAGATATTTCCAAAATGGAAGAAGTAAATAGTAATTCGCAGCTATACAAGCAGTTTGGCAACAGCATAGTCGTAGATGTTATGTGTGCTATGTTTAAGAATTTGAATATTGAACAGAAATGAGGTAGAGAAAAATGGAAAATAAGAAAATGTCAGTGATGGAGGTTTTACAGGATTTAAAAAAAGAGCTGGCAGATAGTGGTGTGACCGATGAAACGTATGGACCTGATAATTGTTTTGAAGACGGTCAGTTTTACGGAATTGACTACGCAATACGGCTTATAGAGGAAAATCTTTTACCAGAAAATGAAAATCCGTGTATTGACGTTAAATGTCCTAATTGTGGCACTGTAACTAAGGTGGTGTGGTGATGGGTCTTCATGGAGTGAACGAAAGACAAATGCGGATTGTTGAAATATTGAAACGTGAAAAATTTTGCACGGCATCGGAATTGCAAGAAGTTTTGGGCGTTACTACACGTACGATCCGTTATGATATGGCGTATTTAAAGAAAGTTTACAAAGATAATATTGTTTGTCACCGTGGTGGTCACGGTGGCGGCATAGAATGGGTAGACAGATAAAGGTGGTGTGAATTGTGGACGGATGGATAAAACTTTACAGGAAAATGGTTGACTGCTGTATTTGGCAATCTAACGAACCGTTTGACAAAAGAAGTGCCTGGGTGGATCTGCTTCTTCTTATGCAACACAATGATAAGAAGATGATGGTTGATGGAGTTGTTAAGTCTGTGAAGCGTGGATCATATATGTTCAGTATTGACAAATTGGCGTCACGTTGGCAGTGGTCTCGGAACAAGGTTAAGCGTTACTTGAGTGAACTGGAAAGTGAACAAATGTTGTACACAGAACGAACCAAGAGAGGAACGCTCATAACCGTAGTAAATTACGGGGTTTATCAAGGGTACGAAAAATTTGGTGAACCATCAGACGAACCATCAGACGAACCATCAGACGAACCATCAGACGAACCATCAGACGAACCAT